GTCAATTTTGTAAGACCGCGGAATAGCAACACGGGGTCAAATTTGAGCGAACAGCCATCATGGCCGGCTGACCGGATTGAGCGGCGGCCTGTCGCGACCCTTATGCCTTACGCGAGAAACGCTAGGACCCATAGCGATAAACAGGTCGCACACATTGCGGCCAGTATTTTGGAATGGGGATGGACGACGCCGGTTCTGGTCGACGAGGCTGGCAGCATCATCGCGGGCCATGGACGGGTAATGGCGGCGCAGCATCTGGGCCTGGCAGAAATTCCCGTCATGGTGGCCCGCGGCTGGACCGAGGTACAGAAGCGAGCCTATGTGCTTGCGGATAATAAACTGGCGCTTGATGCCGGATGGGATGCCGCGATGCTGGAGCTTGAGGTCGCGGACCTGGAACAGCTCGGCGCTAATATGATCGTCTCGTTCGACGATATTCTTGGCAAGGGCCTCGGTGTCGGCGGCGATGCTGGTGCGGTCACGCCTGCCGAGACATGGGCGGTCATTGTTGAATGCCGCGATGAAGATCATCAAGTGGAGCTGATACAGCGGATGCAGGCTGAGGGCCTGAAGGTCAAGGCTTCAATCGCATGAAGACTCGTATCGTCCGGGAAAGCATAATAGTTGAGACGCCGCGAGTCGCGCAGATCGCGGGCATGTTCGATATACCGCCGGCCGAGAAAAGCCGGGTAGAGATGATGATTGATCTTCCGCTCGATGAGCGGGAATGGAGCGTCGGTCTGATCGTTGGTCCTTCTGGCGCCGGTAAATCGTCCGTAGCGCGTGAGTGCTTCGGCGACGCGGTGGTTTCGGGCTTCGAGTGGTCGGGTGATCACAGCATCATCGACGGGTTTCCGGCCGGATGCGGCATCAAGGAAATCTCTGGCTTGCTGAACGCGGTCGGCTTCGGCTCGGTGCCAAATTGGCTTCGACCTTTTCATGTGCTGAGCAACGGCGAGCAGTTTCGTGTGACAATGGCACGCGCGATGGCCGAGACAGCCGGTCTTGTGGTAATCGACGAGTTCACTTCGGTCGTGGATCGCCAGGTCGCGAAAATCGCATCGAATTGCATGCAGAAGACGATTCGACGAACGAAGCGGCAGTTTGTAGCCGTGTCCTGTCATTACGACATCATCGAATGGCTGCAACCAGATTGGGTGTACGAACCTCATCTTGCGGCATTCGAATGGAGGTCGGTTCAACGAAGACCCGAGATCGCCGTTGAAATCCGCAGCGTCAGCCGTAACGTCTGGCCGCGCTTTAGCCACCATCACTATCTGAGTGCATCGTTGCACAACACGGCCGTTTGCATCGGCGGCTTTATCGGCGGCGAATGTGTTGCATTCTGTTCCGCGATTCCGTTTCCGCACCCGATTGCTCGCAACATCTGGACTGAGCATCGGACGGTGGTTCTTCCCGAATATCAGGGCCTCGGTATCGGCGGCATGCTGGCCGGCTGGTTGGGAATGTACCTGTGGGAGCGCGGATGGCGCTTTCACTCGACGCCATCGCATCCCGCAATCATAGCGCAGAAGGCCGCGTCTCCCCGATGGAGGATGTTACGATATGGCGTCGGGAATGCAGGGAGTACAAAGCCAGGAGCCAAACGTGGCGGTCTTGGAAAGCATCAACGCCAGCGATCTGCACGGCGCGTCAGCGCGAGCTTTGCGTTCTGCGCTCCGGCGGGGTCACCAAGCGCCCGCAAGCCAGAGAGAACCGGACTATTGCTGGGTCGAAAGACTGATTGACCTCGCAGGTGCTCTACCGATCGACATTAAGGTGAATGGCCGCGATCATCTCATCCGCGGAGAGGGTCGGGTCAATCTCCATAAGATCTGGGCATGAGCGAGCCGGCTGAGCATAGAACTGGGTCACAGTCGCTGTGAGAAACGGGTATCTGCCAATATCATAGTTGTAGGCTACTCTGACCCGTCGACCCGGATAGTAAACGCGATTAGTGAACGAGCCTCGAATCCGCCGATACTCAATCGTTTTCGCGCAAGAAGAAAATTGATCATAATATTTGCGCTTTACTACGATTAATGGCGATTTCTCAGACATTTATCCCCCTGACCCGAGTGATAAAATTCTAACAGCGGGCGCGTCGAAGACAAGCGTTTTCCCGGCTGCGAGGGGTGGAATGAGTTGTTATGTCGACGCGTGGACGCAAACCTAAGCCTACCCACTTAAAACTCGTCACCGGGAATCCCGGCAAACGCGCGCTGAACGGATCCGAGCCGCAGCCGACGCTTCTGCTGCCGTCTCCGCCAGCCGAGCTAAACGACGATGCTAAGGTCGAGTGGGACCGGGTATCCGAGGAACTATATCGTCTTGGCCTGTTAACTGCGATCGATCGGGCCGCGCTCGCTGCGTATTGCCAAGCCTATGGACGGTGGATGACTGCCGAGAGGGCGATTGCTGAAATGGCCAAACGCGATCCTCTGACGTGCGGCTTGCTCATCAAAACGACGAATGGCAACGCAATCCAGAACCCGTTGGTCGGCGTCGCGAACAAGGCGATGGCCGACACTATGCGGTATGCTGTGGAATTTGGGATGTCGCCCAGCTCGCGCTCGCGCATCTCGGCAAAACCGAACGAACGCGATCACAACCCATTCGCTGAGTTTGGTTAAGTCGGATGCCGCGATTGCCGCCGTCGCGCGGACGTTCGCCGACAGAGCCGGTGGAACATCCGCACGTCGCGCTCGCCGAAGCCTATGTGGCCGATGTCCTATCCGGTCGCCGCTCGGCCTGCAAATGGGAGCGGCTGGCGTGTGAGCGCTGGGTCAGGGATCGCAAGAGCGAGAAAGACGCGGCCTGGCCATACCGTTTCGACACGTTGAAGGCAGAACGGGTCTGCAAGTTCATCGAGCTGTTGCGACATACGAAAGGTGCCTGGGCAGCGCGGAGAGAGACGATCCGGCTTGAGGGATGGCAGTGCTTTGCGCTGATCAATGCTTTCGGGTGGCTGCGAAAATCTGATGGACTGCGTCGGTTTCGAGAAGCTGTGACCATCGTGCCGAGGAAGAATGGGAAGTCGATCGTGAGCGCTGGCGTCGGTCTCTACATGCTCTGCGCAGATGGCGAGCATGGTGCCGAGATATATTCCGGCGCCAGGACCGAGAAGCAAGCCTGGGAGGTATTCCGCCCTGCAAAATTAATGGCGGAACGTCGGCCCGATCTCCTTCAGCATTACGGCGTCGAGGTCAACGCCTCGAATATCCACATCATCGGGAACGGGTCTCGCTTTGAGCCTCTGATCGGCAAGCCGGGCGACGGCGCGATGCCGAGCTGTGCGATCATCGACGAATTTCATGAACACGACACCGCCGATCAATACGACACCATGCTCACCGGCATGGGTGCTCGCCAGCAGCCCTTGATGTGGGTGATCTCGACGGCAGGCGACAACATGGCGGGTCCGTGTTTTGACAAGATACTGACCTGCCGTAAAATCCTTGAGCGGGTTATCGAAGACGAGGAAAAATGGTTCATTGAGTATACGATTGATCCGGATGATAAATGGGAGTCGCCGGAAGCGATCCGGAAGGCCAACCCCAACTTGAATATCTCGGTGTCCGAGGAATTTCTGCTTGCTCGCCAGCGTGAGGCCATTCGGAACGCTCGCGAACAGGGGCGGTTCAAAACCAAGCATCTGAACCTGTGGGTCAATGCCCGCTCGGCATTCTTCAATATGCAGAGTTGGGCGCACTGCTACGATCCGGAATTAAGATTGGAGGATTTCGAGGGCGAGCAGTGCAAGATCGCCCTCGATCTCGCGTCAAAACAAGATATAGCGGCGATGCAAATCCTATTCGACCTCCGCGATGGGAGTTACGCAACGTTCGGAAGGTATTACCTGCCCGCAGATGTGGTCGAGGAGCCCGGCAAGGATCACTACCGCGGCTGGGCACTCGCCGATCCGCCGAAGCTGGTCGTCACAGACGGCAACATGATTGATTTCGGTCGGATAGAGGAAGATTTGGACGACATCCGGCGTCGGTTCACCGTCGAGGAAATAACCTTCGATCCGAACCAAGCGACGATGTTGATGTCGCGATTGATGACCAAAGGGGCGAAGGTCTCGGAATTTCAGCAGACGGCAGCGGTCTATACAGAGCCGATGAAGCAAGTCGCGGCCTTGCTAGATGCTGGGCGATTGAAGCACAACTGCGGACCTAACGATCCGATGACATGGATGATGTCCAATGTCATATCCCGGATGGACGGCAAGGACCAGGTCTTCCCACGCAAGGAAAAGTCAGAAAACAAGATCGATGGCCCGGTCGCGCTGATCATGACAATGCGGCTGATGATGATCGATGTGCAAGATACCGGAGTCTATCGGGGCATCTACAGCGATCCCGCCGCCTATGCCGAAGCCTTTGAGCGGCGATCCACAAAAGACACTGACGAGTGGTCGCAGGAAATCCTTGCCGATATGAGACATCCGCTCTTTGCCGAGCACAAAGCTCGTTTCGAGCGCTGGCAGGATAGGCAGCACGCGCAGGAAGGGGCCGAATTCTGATGGCGCTGCGCGACCTCATCCGCAAGATTGCCAACGTGCGGCTGACCACAGAGCCGCGGTATCCCGAGCGCCGCCGTATCCGCTACACTGGCCAGACTGTCGCCGGTGTTTACATCACGCCCGACAATGCCTTGATGAGTTCGACGGTCTGGGCCGGTCATCGATATCTGACCCAGACCTGCGGCCAACTTCCCGCTCGAATTATGCAATCGACTGGTATCGGATCGACCCCGGTCGATACGCACCCGGTCGATAACGTCCTGAACTGGCGCACCAATCCGGAACTCTCGCCGTTCCAGTTTCGGGAGACGATGGTTGGCTGGGCCATCATGCACGGTAACGGCGTCGCAGAGATCGAAACAGACAATGTCGGGCGGCTAGTCAACCTTTGGCCGATTGAGCCGCACCGGATCAAATTCGAGCGCGCGCTTGAACCGATGATGAGCGCGAGGGGAACGCCGATCGGCGTCGGTGAACTGGTCTATTCGATCGACGGAGGCAAAACGATCTTCGCCTCTCGCGACGTATTTCATCTCCGCGGCTATGGGAACGGAGCGGTCGGCCTCAGCGTGATCGAATATGCGGCCCAATCGATCGGCTGGGCCCGGGCAACGGAGCTTTTCGGGGCGGCGTATTTCGGCAACGGGCTGAATAACGGCGGCGTCATCACCGGCGCAACCGGCCTTGATCCGGCAGGCGTCAAACGCCTCCTGGACCGGATCGATGAAACGCACCGCGGTGGCCCCGGCAAAGCGCACAAGCCACTCGTGCTTGATGGCGGCCTCGAATGGGAACAGACCAGCTCAACCCCAGATCAGGCGCAGTTCGTCGCCACCATGCAATTTCAGGTGGAAGAAATCTGCCGGTGGATGGGAACGCCGCCCCATAAGGTCATGCATCTTCTGCGGATGAGTTTCAACAACGTCGAACAGTTGTCGATCGATGTTGTCGGCGATGCAATCGTACCTTGGGCTATGCGCCTGGAGCAGGAAGCAACCTACAAGCTGTTCGGGCAGAACCGCTCCAATCTCAAGGTGGTGTTCGAGGTCAAAGGGCTGCTGCGCGGCGACTTCGCGACGCGGCAGACGGGTCTACAGATCATGCGCCGCAACGGGATCATCAACGCCGACGACTGGGCCGAGCTTGAGGACATAAAGAAGCCAGGCAAGGGAGCTGGCGGTCAGGTCTATATCGTCGAGGGCAACATGACCACGCTGGACCAAGTCGGCCAGAAGCCCGTTGCGCCAGTTCCCGCGCCGGCAAAAGAGCTGATGCCGGCCGATGCGCCGTGGGCTGCCGCGCTCCTGCGTGAGGCGGCGACGCTCCTGGATTTCGCTCATGCCGGCTGAGCGGCCGATCCTGGCGCGTGCCGTGAATGAGGCTGGTGGGGAGCCGAGGCGTACTATTCTGGAGCTGGCGTGCGAGCAGATCTCCGCATGGGCACGAAAAACTGTCGATCTTACAGCGCGCGTGATTGCGCTTGAAGCGAGGCCAATGGCGCGGGATGGGCGCGATGGTCTCATTGGCCCGCAAGGGCCAGTTGGTGAAAGAGGGCCGACGGGCGCGTCCGGACCCAGAGGCGAAATTGGTCCTGTCGGCGCGACTGGACCGCAAGGAGCACCCGGTGTTCAAGGCGACCGTGGCGAAAGTGGTGCGGTCGGCCCTCAGGGCGAAATAGGACCTCCGGGTCTGGTCGGCGCGACGGGGCCGCGCGGCGAGATCGGCCCTCCGGGGCCGCAGGGTGAGCGCGGGGCGCCCGGCGATCGCGGCGAGCGGGGTGATCCGGGTCTGGTCGGCGCGACGGGGCCGCGCGGCGAGATCGGCCCTCCGGGGCCGCAGGGTGAGCGCGGGGCGTCCGGCGATCGCGGCGAGCCCGGAACAAACGGGGCCGATGGAGCTCAGGGGCTCGCTGGGCCTCAAGGCGAGGCTGGTGCCAGGGGCGAGATTGGCCCGCGCGGAGAGCCGGGTCCGATCGGCCCACGTGGCGAGCGCGGCGATATTGGGCCGCCAGGCTTGCCCGGCGAGATCGGCCCAAAGGGACCTCAAGGCGACCGGGGCGCTACTGGTCCGCAGGGCGTAAGGGGCGAGATTGGTCCGGCCGGGAAAGATGGCGCGACCGGACCTCGCGGGCCGATTGGCGAGCGCGGCCCGATCGGTCCGCGCGGCGAGGTCGGCCCTCCGGGACGCGACGGGATCAGCGGCACAGTCATCGACCTCGGTGACAGCCACCACGCCAATCTGACGGCTCGCGATCTCCCCAAGGTGCGGGTGCGCGAACTCGTGATCGACGGTCTTCCGGTGCGCGTTCTCGCGCTCGACTGACGGAGCGAAGCCACATGGCGATCATCCTCAACACCACCGGCGCCTCGTATGCCCGCTCGCTGATCGAGGCCGGGAATTACGACAACACGTCGCCCTGGTCATTCTCGGCAGAGGATGGCGACAAGCTGCTCGGCGACAACGGCGACGATTGGACCAACTTCGGGCGCTTCCATCTTGGCGAGGACATGTCAGCGACAGCAGACACGAAGGCCCGCTACAAGTATCCCCACGGCAAGGCCGGCAAGGTCTACGGCGGCGCGCTCCGGGCGATCCGCAGTCGTGCATCGCAGGAGGACGAGAAGGCGATCTACAACGAAGCCGGGACGCTGCTGGACTTGATCAAGGAAAAAGAAGGCGCGGGCACGGACAGCCGACGTTCCGGCGTCATTTTACCCTACAAGCCGAGCGGTAAGGCCGTGCTACAGGTCCGCAGCCAGGGTGGAGACGCAGCCGAGATCGATTTTTTTGGCATCGTCGGCGGCAGCTATTGGGATGACAGCGGGGTTACCAAAGAACAGTTTGCCGCGCAGCTCCGCCAGCTTCCACCCAACTGCAAAACGGTGCAGATGCGGATGTCCTCTCCCGGCGGCGACGCGATCGAGGGTCGTGCCATCGCCAACATGATTCGGCAGCACCCGGCGCAGTTCGATATGAACATCATTGCCGAGGCTTCGTCCGCCGCGTCGATCATCGCGATGGCGGGTGACACGATCCATATGGCCGAAGGGTCGATCATGCTGATTCACCGCTGCTATACGGGGATGATCGGCAATTGCAACGATCTCAGGCAGTTGGCGGACGATCTCGAGACGATCGACAACGAAGCGATCCAGACCTATGCCCGAAAGACCGGGATGAAGGCCGCCGACATCGCCGCGTTGATGGACGAGAACCGCTACATGGGTGCGGCAGAGTGCAAGCAGCTCGGGTTCTGCGACACGGTCGATACCTATACGACGCCAGCACAACTCGCGGGGCTGCGGATCGCGGCAATGAACATCGACCGCGACAAGCTGCGGCTCCCGCCGATTCCCGAGAACCTGCGGTCCCGCCGCTCGGTGGCGGTCGCGGCGCTTGCCCGAATGAAGGCCGCGCGGGCCTAAAACATTTTTTCGAAGTTCACCGGCTGGCGGGGAACGCCGTGTGCGTTCCCTCTGCCCAGCGCCGGGGGTGTAGCAGCCCCGCCGGCCGGTGATCCGCCCATAATCCGCTTGGGCAACGGCGCCGGCTGCTACCGGCGAAAGGCGCTCCCCTTCGCTGGGAAGACCCGGCATCTGGAGCAACCAACCATGTACCGAAATCACAGAGTTGCCCCGGTCGCATTCGGCCGGGTTCCGGAAGGCGTCATCTTCATGGCGGCCCCGACGATCGATGGCATGCAGGCGCGCCAGCAGGAGCTGCAGCAGGCATCCTAACAGCTTTTCAGCGCTGCCGATACGGCGAACCGCGACCTGACCGACGACGAACTCGGCCAGATCGAAGCCAATACGGCCGAGGTCGAGCGGCTCGGGCGCCAGATCGAGGCCCGCAAAAAGCTGGACCAGATCGGCGCCGGCCAGGGCCGCCGGACGCCGGCCGACCCGCAGACGCCGCAGCCCGGCGCGCGCACCGTTCCGGCGCAGGTGCGCGTCGACCCGCGAACCGGCGGCTTTAAGCATCTCGGCGAGTTCGCCTCATGCGTCCGCGCCGCGGCGGGGGAAGATGACGGCGCCCGCGGCCGGCTCATGCAGATGGGAGAGGGCACCGGCGAGGATGGCGGCTTCCTTGTGCCGGCGGAATTCCGCGACGGCATCATGAGCGTAGTCGAGGGCGAAGACGGTTTGCTGTCGAGCACGGACAGCTCGACGACGGTGCGCAATGCCGTGTCGCACCCGAAGGACGAAACGACCCCGTGGGGAACGTCGGGCATTCAGGTCTATTGGGAGGGCGAGGCGCAGGCGGCGACCGCCGCGGGCGTGAAGTTCAAGGGCGATACACTGCGCCTCAACAAGCTGTTCGCCCGGGTCGACGTCACCGACGAACTGCTGGAGGATGCGCCGCAGCTAGACAACTATCTCCGGGTCAAGGCGCCGGAGGTGATGACTTCGGTCATCAATCTCGCGATCGTCCAGGGCAACGGCGTCGGAAAACCGCTCGGCTTCATGAACTCGGGCGCACTGGTCACCGTCAACAAGGAGACTTCGCAGCCGGCCGATACCATCTTTCATCGCAACCTGGTGAAGATGATGGGCCGCATGTACGCCCCGTGCTTCGCGCGGGCGACGTGGCTGATGCACCAGGATGTCTGGGCGCAACTGCCGCTGATGTCGTTCGCCGATGTCGGCAAATACCCGTCGACCGCGACCGGCACGCAGGTTCCGATCTTTGTCCCGCCCGGCGCGCTTTCCGCGTCGCCCTATGGGATGCTGCTTGGGCGTCCGATCAAGGTGCTCCAGGCGATGGAGACGATCGGCGATCTCGGCGACATCGCACTGGTCGATCTCTCGATGTACCGCACGATCACCAAAACCGGGGGGGCGCGGGTCGACACATCGATCCACCTGAAGTTTGACACCGACGAGACCGTCTACCGGTTCATTTTCCGTCTGGCTGGTGCGCCATGGTGGTCGGCGCCTATCTCGCCGCGCGATGGCACGAACACGCTGTCGCCGTTCATCACGCTCGAAAGCCGGTAATCGACTGAACGGCTAAAGCCGGGCGTCTCCACGTTGTCCGGCTCTCGAAATTCTTGACCGAAAGGACCGGTCTCATGAACGACCCCAATCTCCGCTTCCTCGAGAACCATATGATCGTGACTGGTTTTCCACCGGCCGCACTCTCGACCGCGCGCGTCGCCGATGTGGTCTCGCTGAAGAACTACCGTCGTTGCGCAGTGTGCTTCCATTCCTCCCTGGGGACGGCAGGCAATGACCCGACGATCACGATCCTCCAGGGGACCGATGTCGCGTTCGGCACCAACAAGGCCCTGAACTTCACCGAGGTCTACGTCAAGCAGGACCTGACCCACCTGTCCGATGTCGGGCAGTGGACCAAGGTCACGCAGGCAGCCGCGAACACCTATACCGACACCACGTCGGCCGAGCAGGAGAAAATCTGGGTCATCGAGTTCAAAGCCGAAGACCTCGATATCGCCAATAATTACGACTGCATCCGCGCCGAGATCGGCGACGTAGGCACCAGCACGGACGGTCAGATCGGCACCATTTGGTACATCCTTTCTGACCCATACCAAGTCGAAGCGCCTGAGAACATGCCTTCGGCGATCATCGATTAGACCGTAGCGGAAACAAAACCCGGCGGGTTCCGGCCCCGCCGGGCCGCTTCTCCTTTGCTGAGGATTTGCCATGCCGCGCATCCGCTTTACCGTCGATCCCAAGTTGCCGCGGGATTGGGCCGACAAGCCTTACCGCAAAGGTACCGAGCACGACGTCTCGGCCGATGAAGCTGATCGTTGGCTGCGCCGCGGCGTCGCCGAGATCGTGGCGGATCGGCCGGAATCGACGATCGAGGAAACAGGGCCAGAGCCTGTCGAAATCCCCGATGACTGGCGGGACCAGCACCACATGGCGCGATTTGCCCTGGCTCGCAAGCTGACTGATGAGCCTGTGGATAGTGCCGCCGCAGCCGACGATGTGATCGCGGCCGAGGTCGAGCGCCGGGCCAGGCCGGCGTGATAGCCGGCGACGGCCGCGGTATCCGCTACGTGGGGCCGCGCCAGGTCGTGATCGACGGCGCACCGACGCCGGTTCCGTTCTGGGCGCCTGATCGGTCGTTCGAGGGACTGACGGTCGTGCTGATCGGTGGCGGCCCAAGCCTCGCCGATCTTGATCTCGACGTGCTGCGTGGTCATCGGCTCATTGCGATCAACAGCGGGTGCCGGAAGGTGCGCCCGATTGCGACGGCCAATGACCCGCTCTATTTCACCGACAATTCCTGGAACGAAAACCGGCCGGAATTGGCCCACGGCTGGCCGGGGCCGATCATCACCAGCAACCGGAACGCAAAGGCCCGGCTGGGCGATGCGGTAAAGCGTATCGATTTCACCGCCCTGGTCGAACGCCTGGGAGCCTTCCCCGATCACGTCGGCGCATCAAGCGGCCATAGCGCGGCCTGCCTAGCGGCCGTCATGGGTGCCAGGCGGATCGTGCTGATCGGGTTTGAGGCGCAGGCCGTCAACGGCCGCACGCACGGTCATGATGACTATTACCAGCATGACTTGGCGGCCTTTCGCGACCGCTATCTCCCGGCGTGGCGCGGTATGGCTGGCGTGTTTAAGCGTCTGAACGTCGAGGTGGTTAACGCGACTCCGCAATCCGCGATCACCGATTTTCGCTTTGCGAGCTTGACCGAGGCGTTGAGGATATGATGGACGATCAATTGCAAGTCCTGCGCAATGACGCTTGGCGATGGTTCAACCTCGATAACGGCGCCCGCGTCCATGCGACGGCGCTTGTCTGGTTCGAGCCGATGCGTGGCCACGCCTTCGCCAAGCCGATCGACAACAATCTCCCGCCCGTCACGCTTGCCCCGGGCGTTGTCGTTGGCCCCTATGCCATCGTCTATGCCGGTGCGGAAATTGGCGAGGATACGCAGGTCTGCCCCTACGCCCATATCCGCGAGGGCGCGAGGATCGGCAAGCGCTGCGTCATCGGCTGTGGTGTCAAGATCGGCTATGATGCTGTAGTTGGCGACGACTGCCAATTGATGGACGATACACACATCTCGGGCGGAACGATCGTCGGCGATCGGTGCTTCGTCTCGGTCCAGGTCCTCGCGGTCAACGATGACCGCCCGCGCGGTTATCGGTGGAAAGGCGTCACGCCCTGCCGGATCGGCTCGGATGTCGTGATCGGCGCCGGCGCGCGGTTGCGGCCCGGTGTCACCATTGGCGATGGCGCCACGATCGCGATGGCGGCCGTCGTCACCCGCGACGTTCCGGCGGGCCTCATGGCGAAAGGCTTCCCAGCGCGGGCGCAGGTCGAAGACTGGCATTCGATCTATGCGGCAGAGCCGCATGCCCGCGAATGGAAGGCGTCGATCCTGTGATCGTCGCCAGCTTCTTTGCGCCGCGTTTCGAGAAGTGGGGCTGCGACTACGATGCCCTGCTGATGATGCTGGATGCGTCGTGCCGGCGGCTCGGTCTGCGCCATGTCGTAATCAGCGACCGAAACCGTCCAGCGCCATTGGAGACAACGCGGTTCGATCTGCCGGAAAATCTGATGCTGGCGCTTTTGGACGGCCAGCGGCAGTTTCTGGCCGTAACGCCAGGGCCGGTCTTGCTCGTCGGCGCCGACTGCCTCGTGACCCGTGATCCGCGCCCGTATTTCGTGGGCGATCTCGCCGTGACGATCGGGCCGTTCTCCGATTGCCCGATGAACACAGGCACTATTTTCTGTGCGGATGGACCGACTTGCGCGCCGGTCTGGCAAGCCGCGCTCGATCGTCGCCCGCTCGAATGGGGCGATGATCAGCGGGCGCTCTATGCGGCCCTGAAGACATCGGGCCTCGATTACTGCGAGTTGCCTTGTGAGGCTCACAACTGGGCGCCGGATCATGTCGGCGACCATGCCGGTATGCCGACCGTGGTTCACTTCCGCGGTCGCCGGAAAACGTTTATGGCCGAGTGGGCGCGCCGCCACATGGGGCTGGCGGCATGAATTCGACCTTAGTCATCACGGCACCGGCCGAGAACACTCAACTCGCGACCCTTGATCGGATCAAGCAAGAGCTGGGTATCACTGGGACCGACACGGACACGTTGCTGAGCGCCAAGATCGACGAGGCGTCCTCGGATATCGCTGTGCGCGTCCGACCGTCACTGGGGCGACAAACTATTACCGAGACATTCTATCGCGACAGCCGTCCGAGCGAGCCCGAGAGATTGTTCCTGCGGCGTTGGCCCGTGGTCAGCATAGTAAGCGTGACAATCGATGGCGCTGAGACGCTGGACACCGCTCATTACCGTTTCGACCCCGAAATCGGCGTGGTCTATCGGCTGACTGAGAGCGGCTATCCGCGGCGATGGTGGTGCCGGAAAAGTATCGCGATAGAGTATGTTGCAGGATATCTGTTGCCGGCTGACGACGGCCGCGATCTTCCCGCCTCGCTTGAGGCGGCCTGCATCGATCTGGTCGCGTCCTACTGGGCTTCGCGCGGGCGCGATCCTGCGCTGCGGTCGGAATCGATCGATGGCGTTGCGAGCTTTTCATATTGGGTCGGAGCCATCGGTCAATCTGGCGATCTCCCGCCGAGCGTGATGGCGAAGATAAAACCGTTCACGGTGGGCTGATGCCGCTTCAGCGAACCCAATCCCTTTATCGGCGCACGCTGAAGGATACCGTCTATATCCGGCGGGATTCAGGGTCGGGACAGGACCAAACCTTCACCGATTACAAGGCGCGGGCAAATGTTCGGGGCGATGGCGCCGCAGTCTTAATCGGCGATATCGAGCAGTATGAATACACGGCCGTAGTGCTGGTCGAGGATCTGGTGAATGCGGGCTTGAGCCTTCCGGTCACCGAAGACGACAAGCTCCTGCTCGCGGACAAGGGCAAGGAACTGGCGATCACGTTCCCCGATGATGCGACCCGGTCGGATGAAGGCACGCTGGTCGCCTATGTGCTGAGGGCGAAGGGATAAGGATGACTGATACCGAATTTCGGCGCGAGGGCTGGCGGTCGATTGAAGCTGGCGAATTCCCACCGGCGACACGGCTCGTCGAATTTGCGCGCGAGCCGGCTGTCCGTCAGCAGTCGTCTTGGTTTGGTTGCTGGGCCGATTTGCCACCCGATTTCGTTTAAGACTGATGCCCACGGCAAGTCCTTTCACTTCCACGAGGATCAAGGCGCTCGCGGACAGGATCACCGTGGCGTCGCGGCAGCAGCTCGTCGAGACCACGAAGGAAAAGGTAGCCGCCAATCAAGCGGCAATCCGCACAGCGCTGGGGCAGGAAGCGCCGATCCATCAATATGTTGACGGTTCGCCGAACAGGCCGGTCGACGATGCACAGCTCGTCACGCTGACGGAGTTTGATCTTCTCGGTCACGTTGTCGACGCGGCGTTTCAGATGCTCATCGAGCGCTCGCCGGTTGGTCCCGACGAGGGCGGCCATTATCGGGACGATCATTGGCTGTTCGTCAATGGCCAGCGCCGTGACGCCACAACCGAGGGTGCAGTTGTCGATATCAGCCCGGCGGACGAGGTTGTGATCATCAACATGCGCAAGTACGCGAGAAAAATCGAGGGCGGCTTCCGCTTCGCCAAGGGCAATGCGGGCGGCCGGTTACTCAAAGGAACTGGATCGGAGGGTCACGAAAAGACGCGCCGGCCCGGTTTGTCGGTACAAGCACCGGATGGCGTCTATGAAATCTCCGCGAAAGACCTCCAGCGCCGGTTTGGCAACATCGCCAAGATCACATTTGGCGACCGAGGCGCGCTCGGCGCGGTCGTGAAGACGCGGGAGAACCGCTTTCCTTGTCTCGTCATCACGGCAAAGGCCGCCTGACGTGCTCGCGCCTGCGGTCGCGGCGATCAAGGCATATCTCGCTGCGGGTTTTTCGAGCTGCCCCGTACGATGGCAGAATGAGGATTTCAAACCTCCGGTCGACAACGGCAGGCCCGCGATCTATATCGAGGCCGAAATTATCGGCGGCCGGAACGCTTTGGAAGCTTTCGGCAAGCCGGGCAGCCGCCTCTTTATCCATCCCGGCCTGATCCGCTTCTATGTGCTGGCGCGGAAGGGCTCCGGCATAGAGGCCGCGCTGACCATCGCTGATGAATTGTCGCTGCTCTTTCAGAGGGCCGAATTTGGCCGCTCCGGCGATCAGTTGGTCAGAACCCAAGATTTCAGCGTGTATGACGGCGTGGCGAGCGTGGAAGACGGAAACTATTTCGTCCTGATGACGAGCGTTCCGTTCGACTTCTACTACGCCGGATAGATCACAAATCGAGCTTTTTGTTTTGCGTGCGCGGCTTTCGGTACCGGGCCGCGAATCCTTTCACCGGGAGACTCATCATGCCCTTCCAGAGCCAGAGCAACGGCTACATCGCGTACAAGGTGCAATCGGGATTGGGCTCTCAGGCCACGGGCGGTAGCGCGCGCATCCTGCGTAACGCTGGCGGCCAGGGCGGTCGCCTGACAAAGGCGACGACCCAGAGTAACGAGGTGCGCCGCGACGGAATGATGAGCCGTGGGCGCCACGGGATACAAAAGACCGGCGGAACCTATACGTCCGAACTCTCGCTCGGGCTCGCCGACGACATTCTCCAGGCGGTAATGCGCGGGACTTGGTCGAGCGCCGACATGCAGGTGACCCAAAGCGATTTCACGTCCATCACGACTGGCGCAAATACGATCGTCCTCGACAGCGGCAGCCCGATATCTTTGGGCTTTCGCGTCGGCGATGTGATCCGGCTCACCAATCACGCTTCGACAGGGAACAACAGCCGGAACCTGCGCGTGACCGCGCTCGACGCCACCACGATCACCGTTGCGGAGACCCTGACGGTAAACGCAACGCCCGACACGGCCTGCGAAATCACCAGGACCGGGCGCACGCTGATCAATCCGGCGGCGGGTTCTCTCGTCGAGCGCTATTTCACCATCGAGGAAGCCGACCTCGATATCGACGGCTCGGAGGTGTTCACCGACGCCAAATGGGGGACGCTCAAGTTCGCCATGCAGCCGAACGGCATCATCACACTCGATACGACCTGGGTCGGCACCGGGCAATTCGAGACCGTCGCAGATTCGAGCGCCCCCTTCTTTACGTCGCCGACCGAGCCGACGGGCGTTCCGCTCTCGGTTGCCAATGCGACACTGCGGGTGAACGGCGAAGATATCGTCGATCTCACCAGCTTCGACGTGACGCTCGATATCGGCGTGAATGCCCCGGAGACGTTCGGCACCGCCGCATCGCCCTATTCGCCTGACGTTTTCTCCGGGCAGATGTCCGTGGCGATCAACCTGACGGCGCTGCGACAGGACCTCCAACGCGTCCAGGATTTCGCTGACGAGACGGTTTATTCGCTCCAGATGCTCGCGGTCGAAAACGAGGCGGAGCCGAAGGATTTCGTCTCGCTGTATATCGGCAACTTCACGCTGGGCGGTGTCGACAAGTCGGCGCTCAACAAGGCCGGCGGCCCGCGCACTCAGACGATCTCGATCCCCGCCGCGCTCGTTGGTCTGGATGATCATGGCAGCGGCTTTGATCCCGTGATGGCGAGGTTCCAGGTGTCGAACGCGTCGTAAGGGCATTTTCGGCCCGATCGTCTATTCCAACCTCCCGATTGGAGAATTGTATCATGAGCAAAGATACCGCCGCCCGGAAGGCCGAGGTCTTCGACATTTCCGAGCTGCGTTCCACGGATACCGATGAATTGGCCATCGTTCATCCTGTCACCGGAAATCCGACGTCGTGGGTTTGGACGCTCGCGGGTCCGGGCCACCCGGTGACGATCGCCCAGTCGGATCGCCAGGCGCGGGAAGTCCTGCGCACCGCGCGCCAGAAAGAACAAGCGGCGGTGAACCGGAAGAAATGGATCGAGCCCGAGCGGTCGCCGGATGACGTCCGAGAGGAAAACGTCCGGTTGTTCGGCGAGCGAGTGCTCGGCTGGACGCCAGTGCGGCTCGACGGCGCCGATTACCCGTTCTCCCAGGAGAACGTGCGAAAGCTTCTGCTCGATCCGGCCTATGGGCGCGTCTACAACCAGCTCGCTCAGCACTTCGCGGCCGATGACAGTTTTACGAAGCGCTCCGCACAGGGCTGATCGAGTTCGCGGAGCATCAGTTCGGCCTATCCCGCGCCGACAAGAATGGCGTTTCCGATCGGGATCATCTTGAGGGCCTACTCAGTCGCGAGAGGAACCCCGGCAAGATCGCCAAGATCGAGGCTGATCTTGCCGGGCCGCCGTTCCCCGAGGGCGGCATCTATCTCTGGCGGTGGTTTTGCGAGTTGAATGACGCGAGGCCGGCCGGCGGCTTCGGTGTGGCAGCGATCACTTATCCCGATATCGATGCCTGGGTGAGGCTTACCGGGCGGAAGCCCACGCCTTGGGAGGTCGGAACGCTGAAGGCGCTGGACCGGGTTTTTTTGAAAGTGATGAGCGAGAAACGGGAATAGTGAGATCACCGTCGTCTTTTCTGTTTGTTTGAAAGCCAGTTATTGTATGCCGCTTCGTTGCTAATTCCTTTTTGGCGGGCGTTTCGCCGGATGCGCCGCATTGCGTTCCGCGAGGGCATATTGACGCCAGTTTGTTGTCTGTGTGCGGAGTTCGCGGCCGAGATAATGATTGGGATCGCGATTAGACAGATGATGCCTAAAAGAATATGCACGGCGTCCCTCGCTCCACGTCCCGTTTTGCGTGAGCTTACCTCCCGAAACAAAACCGAGTCGAGTCCGCTGCCTATTGTGTGTCGGGAGGGAAAATATAGGGATCAGTCTTGGATCGCAGTCAGGATGCCGTTTTCAAAATAGAGATAGCGATGACGGTAGCCACTACATCCTGCCAGTAAAGATATCGCATACACTTCTTGAACGCGGGTGCCGGAGGCTGTAGTGGTTTTATGCCTCTCGCACGGGAAACACCAAGTTGTTGCTCTAGCTTGCAATACCGTCATCCCGACTACGGGCTCGGTAGTCGCTTGAGAACAGAGCTTTTCATACTCATCATAAGAATTCGTAGAGCCACTCCCTAAAAGCTGTGACATGCGGGAAACACGCTGTTCTTCCGGGTTAGGTTTCGGCAGTTCGGGTGCACGTAAAGGGACTGCCGATCCCCGCGCCCCAGCCTCCAGACATTGAACCCATGAGGGGGATTTAGGGTCGCAATCTGCGGAGGAAATTGTCGAAACAGGACTTTTTGCAGCAGAAACGGCAGCCTCCCGGTGCATTTCATGGAAAATGAAAACACCCAATACAACAGCAAAAATAATAAATAACCATCGGGCGATTTCCTGACCGTTTGGGGACATGATCACTTCGCGGTAGCGCTTAGGACACGTAACAGCCAGGCGAGGCGCGCCAACGCTTCGCCTGCCTAACCCCCGGATGGGGATTGGTCCATGCCGTTGGTTGCCCCCGTTATTACCATAGAGCGCCCTACCTTGATCGCAGAATCAGCGGCCACGAATTCAACCGAGCGCCGATCGCATGGCTGAAGATCAAGTCGTCACCGAAATCGTCGTCAAGCTGGTCGGTGTCGAAGAAGGCACCGCGCAGTACACGGCTGCCATGCAGGTCGCCCAGCAGGCGACCGATCGCTTCGCTGCGAGTCAGGCGAAGCAGGAACAGGCGCAGCGCAATGCCGCGGCGGCGACAGCCGATGGCGTCGCGCCGATGTCTCAACTGACCCAGGGATTCACATCAGCGCAGCGTGCGGCCGACAATTATCTCTCGCGACTAGACCCGGTCTTTTTCGCCTCCCAGAAGCTGGGCCAGGAAACGATTGCCGTCCAAACGGCGATGAACGGCCTGACCCAGCAGATGATGAAGGGGGCGATCACTTATGACGAATTCAACTCGAAAAATGCACTGCTGACGTCTCGGCTGAGTGACGTAAGGACCGCGGCGGCCGGGCTCGCGGCGGGGTCTCTTTCTGCAAAAGACGCGCTCGGGACCCTCACAACTCAGGCCGAGAAAAGTGGCGCGCTTAAAGACCTGACTGACACGACGAACGCGAGTACGAGAGCATTCGGGCTCAATAAACAAGGCTTGGACGAGCTTCGCGCTGCTGCGGTCAATAGTTTTCAGGCTATCGCTTCAGGAATGTCTGCTGCTCGTGTGGCAACCATGGAGGGTGCCCAAGCCATCGGCGCTTTTGCGCAAGGTGGTACTGGGCTATCGGGTATTCTGAGCGCGCTCGTAAGTCCGATAGGGCTCGCTGTTGCCGCGGTGAGTGGATTGGCGGCCGGCTTGTTGATATTGGAGAGCCGCTATGAGGAAAACAAAGCCCAGCTCCGGCAATTTGAGCTGGCGCTTCAGTCCACAGTAACGGATGCAGCCGGAACTGCACAAAAGTTTCAGCAGGTCGCGCAAGGGCTGAGGGATATCGGGGTAGCGAGTAGCGATGCCAACCAAGTTTTGCTCACAATCGCCCGCAACCCGTTATTCAACCAAGCTGCGGTTCAAGATATTTCGCAAGTAGTCATTGATTTGAGCGCGGCGTTGGGCGTGAAGGTGCCGGATGCGGCGAGTAAGTTCGATGCCGCGATCTCCGGCGGTGTCGATGGCGTCCTGAAGCTCGATTATCAGGTCGGCGCGCTCACCGCGGCGCAGGCAACAAACATTCTGGAGATGAAAGCGCATGGCGATCAAGCTGGCGCACTTAATGCAGCGATCGACGCGCTGACGAAGAAGATCGCGGGCGATCATCTGAAATCGCTCGGCGACGCCAGCACCGCCACCAACACGCTTTCGGGCGCGTGGGGCCATCTGCTCGACACGTTATCCAACACCAAAGCTTTCGATGCGGTTCACGACGCGTTGATCGGGATTGTCAATGCGATGGCCGCGGTCGTGTCGGGCAAGGCGACGATGGAAGCCGCGGTATCACAGGATGCCGAAGCCGCCGCGATGCCGTTTGCGCCGAACATGAGCGGCCCAGCGACGCCAAGTCCCAATGTGCCGGCGTGGCCGGCGATCGGCACCCCGCAAGGAACACCGATCGCCACGACGCCCCAAGCGTTGAATGACCTGATGCGATCGAATGCCGGTTTGCCCCTCATTGGTGGCGCGCTGAATTTCGTGCCGAGCGTCTCCGGATCGAGTGTCCCGGCTGTCAGCGGGTCGCAGACGCTCTCCGCCGCGCAGATTTATCAATTCGCGATTAATGCAGGTTTCACGGGACAATCGGCCCAGATCATCACCGCCATCGCGTTGGCCGAAAGCGGCGGGAACCCGAGCAACATCAATTACGGCGACCCGCTAGGTTCCTATGGCCTCACTCAGATCAATGGCGCGGCATGGGGTCTTTCCACTGCGCAATCCGCGCTCGACCCGCAGACAGCGCTCAACCTCGCCTATTCGATTTCCAACGGCGGCACGAATTTCACGCCATGGAGCACGTTCACGACGACGAACCCGAGCCTGTCGTATGGGCGATATTTGACAGCCGCTTCGGCTGCCGCGAGTCAATACGGCTCGGGCATGTTCCCGAGCGCGACCCAAACTCCCGCCATCCCGTATGATGCGCCGCTGAACACCCCGATTCCGGGCATCACTTCCTCATCGCTCGTCAATGATCCGAACGGAACGCCGCAACAGCAGGCTGAGCAAGACGAGGCATTGAAGCAGCTCAATCGCGATTATCAGGACGCGATTGCCAACGCACAGAAATGGAACATAGAACAACAGGCCAGCCAAACCTACACGGAGACCTACAACGCAGCGATCCGAGCCCAGCTCCCATGGTGGGATGCCATGGACCAGGCGCAGGTAAAAGCCGATCAGACGCGTCAGGTCGCCCTCATCAATCTGCAAAAGGAGTCGACGCTTACCGACCTTCAGACCAAGGGTTTGGTTGATAGCGCCGCGGCCTATAAGCAGAGCGAAGTAGCCGGCCTGCGGACTGCCGCGATGACCCAGGCCCAGACGGACAATCTGAAAACTGGCATCCCGGTCCAGACGGCCTACAACCAAATTCTCGAACGGCAGGCGGCGGATGCTCTCGCGGCGGCGGCCAAGACGCTTCCCGCTCTCGCTCAGCAAGGCGCTGCCACGCAGCAGCTCGCGGACGCGGCGGCGCAGGGTACGGCCAAGCTCCATGATCAGCAGATTCAGAACCAGGCGACCGCGATTACGCAGGATGCCCTTACCAAGGCGATGGCGACGGGCAATCAGGCCGATATCGACCGGGTAACCGCGCTCACCGCGCAGATCGAGGCTCAGCTCAAGGCGAATGACGCCGCGCAGACGGCGCTTCAGATCAACCAGCAGGTCAATCAAAACAACAATCAGATCCAGGTCTACCAGCTCGAAGCGCAGTATGCAGGGCAGACGAGCGACGAGATCAACCGCCAAGTCTCGCTCTTGCAGGCCAAGCAATATTTGCAGGGCAAGGGGCTCACCGATCAAGACGCCGAGTATCAGAAGCTGATCGCGAGCACCGACGCTTTGGCAAAGGCAAAAATTGCCTGGAGCGATGTCAATGCCGATGCCCAGCGCGTGAACAGCACGCTGACCTCGATCGGCAACACAATCGACCAGGACATCACGAACAACCTCGAAGCCGCGTTCGATGGTCAGAAGATCACCTCGTGGGGTTCGATTTTTCATTCCGTCATTGCGCAGATCGAGGCGCAGCTCATCTCGCTGTCGGTGATCAAGCCGGCGATCGGCTCGGTGCTGTCGCTATTGGGCTTCACCGGCGCAGCGCAGAGTTTCGGGTCGCTATTCTCGGGTGCCGGGTTGTTGTCTGGGCTCGGCAGCCTCTTTGGTGGCAGTTCGTCGTCGTCGACCGGCACCGGCCAGGTGCTGAAAGATAAGGACGGCAACGTCATCGGCACCCTGTCGAACGTCGGTTCGCTCGCCAACAGCGGGTCCAATTTGTTCGGCGGCACCGGTGGCGCCTTCAGCAACATCACCAACTGGCTGAATAACAGTATCGGGCCGTCGCTTGGTTTCTACTCTGGAGCGCCGGTTGGTGATTTTATTGGGCCGCCCGCTCCCGGCCTGTTTGGCACCACGACCCTGACGGGCGCCTTGGGCTTCGCGGGTCTCGGCGGGACGATAGGCTCTCTGGCAGGGTTGCTCACCGGCAATACCGGAATTGCCAGCACGCTCTTGAGCGGCGCCGGCGGTCTCGTCGGCGGGCTGGCCGGGGGCAGCCTGCTGGGATCGATCCTCGGCTCCGCCGCAGGGCCGGTCGGCGCGATCGCCGGCGGCCTCTTGGGGAATATCTTCGGCGGTCTGTTCGGGGGGAAGCCGGCGAATAATGAGTCGGCGACCAACATCAACCTGACCAACGGGCAGGTCGGCGCGCTCAGCTCGAACGGCGTGGCGCAGAGCGACCAGGACGTCCAGCAGATGGCGTCGGCGTTCTCCTCCTTCGTGCAGGAACTTTTGCAAATCCTGCCGCAGGGCACGCTGCCGGGCGGCAACATCATCCCTCAATCCGGCACCAGGGACGGCATCAAGGTCGTGCTGGGCATGGGGGACAACGGCGAGAACACCTACTCCTTCCCGGACGTCAACACCGCGATCAACTCGATCGAGCAGCAGATCATCCAGGGTCTCGATCTGTCGCAGGTCGGGCCGACCCTGCGCCAGGTGCTGTCGACCGTCACCGATCCGTCGCAGCTTCAGGCGGCGGTCCAGTTCGCCAGCGCGTATGACAATCTGGCCCAGGCGACGCAAACCGCGCTCAGCTCGATCCAGGGTCTGCCGCAATCGATCCAGGACCTCAAAACCTGGGTGGCCGGGCCGTTCGAGCAGGCGATCAACCAGGTCAATTCGACCTTCGCCACCATCTCGCAGCAGGCGCAACAATTCGGCCTCTCGCTCGACCCGGTCAACGACGCGCTGGCGAAAGCGACCGCGACATTGCAGGGCGACTTCAAGACGGCCCTGCAAAATGCCTATGATCAGTCGGTCAACGGCGGCAGCGATTTCATCGATCAGGCCAAGGCAGCCTTCGGCACCTTCAGCGAAAACCAGCGCGAGGCGGGCGCGCTCGGGATCGGCGACGATGCGACCGTCATCAAGCAGAACACCGCGATCTATGAGAGCGCGCTCAATTCGATCTTCAGCGCCCTGTCGCCGACGCAGTTGCAGCAGGTGCAGACGGCGTTCGGCGGGATCGACGAGAACCTGCAGCAGTTGACCCAATCGCTCATCGCGGCGGGCGGCGGCGCGGCTTATCTGGCCCAGCAGACCAATTTCGCCTACTCGGTCAATCAGGATTATTTGAATGCAACGGGCCAGGGATACCTGGCGCAGCTCAACGATCTCGACAAGACCGCGCAGGCCGCCCTGGCGCAGCTCCCCACGCTTGGCCTCAGCTCGTCGGGGAAGGAAGCCACACAGATCCAGGAGACCGAGCATCAATCGTCCCTGACCATCCTGGAGGGGTTGACCCCGGATCAGCTCGATCAGGCCCGCCAGGCGCTCGACGCGTTGAATCCCGCCTTCGACCAATGGATCGACGAGGCGAAAGCCGCCGTCGCGGCGACGCAGGCGCTGACCCAAGCGCAGGCCGCGCAGAGCTTCCAGTATTCCGCGATGCAGGATTACTACAACGCGATCGGTGAAGGCTTCATTGCGCAATTGAACGATCTCGACAAGACCGCGCAGGCCGCCCTGGCGCAGCTACCGTCGCTCGGTCTCAGCCCGACCGGCATCGAGGCGCAGCAGATCCAGGAGACCGAGCATCAGTCGGCGCTGACGATCCTGGAAGGATTGAACCCGACCCAGCTCGATCAGGCGCGCCAGGCGCTCGACGCGCTAAACCCGGCCTTTGGCGAATGGGTCGACGAGGCGAACAAGGCGATCGCCGCGACCAATGCCGCGGCCCAGGCAGCGGCCGATCAAGCCGCCGCGCAGCAACAGCTCAACAATGTCCTGCAAGCCGGGGCGCAGATTCGGGATTACCTGAACTCGTTGCAGACGGGCCAATCGGCCTATACCTCGCCGGAGAGCGCTCTGAGCGCTGCGCAGAGCCAGTACCAGACCGAGCTGGGCCTCGCGCGATCGGGCGATCTTACGGCATTGCAGGGCATCACCAATGCCGCGCAGGCGCTGTTGCAGGCGAGTTCGGCCTATTATGCGTCGAGCGCCCAGGGCCAGGCGATCTTCCAGGAGGTGCAGGCCGATCTGGCAGCGCTGCCCGGCGTGCTCAACGCCAGCCAGACGCAGGCGAACCCGGTCGGCACGATCACCAGCGGCAACCAGACAATCGCGCTCACCGGCACGGCAGCCACGGTCACCGACGGCGCCAGCGCTGCGAGCGCACAAGCCATCAACGCGGTGAACGACAACATCCTGACGCTCGGCAACCACATCGATCTCGCGGGGACATCGACGGTGAATGCGATATCGACCGGCGCGTCGGCCGTCAGCAGCCACGTCGATCAGCTTCAGGGGTCGTTCGACGCGGTGCGCGCCTCGATCGATCAGTTGCGCGCCGGTTGGGACAATTTCGGCAGTACGCTCAAATCGGTCCTGGCGGCGATCAACAATCTCACCGCGATGAGCGCGGCCGGCTTTGGCCAGATCGCAGCCGGTTTGGGCGCGATCAACGACAACAATGTCGCCAGCGCCCGCGCCCTCGTGAACGCGATCGGCTGACCGCATGACCGGGCTTGCCTACCTCATCGAGATCGATGCCTACGACACCGTGGCGGGGGCGCTCAAAACCCTGCGCTTCGGCTCGGTCGGCTACACCCATCCGACCGCGCCGGGTCCCTATCTCGACCGCCTCACCGCGTTGCCGACGTTCCGCCGGGACATTTTCGCGCGCAACACGACCGGCGGCGAGAACTCGATCGCGACGACCGACCTCGTCCTCGCCAACCCCGATGGCGCGCTCGACAATCTGCGGGATTACGGCCTCGCCGGACAGCGATACGTCGTGCTGGTCGGCGACGCCGACGCCGCCTACAGCGATTTCGTCTCGCTGATCGTCGGCACGGTCGGTCAGGCTCTGTTCGACCTGGCGACGGTCACGATCAAGCTGCGCGACCGGCTCCAGGACCTCGCCCAGCCGATCCAAACCGACACCTATGCCGGCAACAATTCACTGCCGGCGGGCCTCGAAGGCGTCGATGACCTGGCCGGGCGGCCAAAGCCGCTGATCTACGGTGAGATTCTCAATCTCACCGTGCCGATGGTCAACACCTCGCGGCTTGAGGATCAGGCCAATGACGGCGCCGTCGTCGACGTGCCGGCGCTGTATGACAAGGGCATCGCGCTCACCAAGGGCACCGACTACACCAGCCAATCCGATATGGAGGCGAGCGCGCCGTCATCGGGCGGTTACCGGGTGTGGAAATCCGGCGGCTACATGCGGCGCGGCTCGTCGGCGGCGGGCACGATCACCGCGGATATCACCGAGGGCGCGACGAGCGCCGACCGCACCGCGGCGCAGATCGCGAAACGGATCGTCGAGCGGCTGATCGACCCTGCCGACGTGGAGACCGCTGATGTGACGGCCCTCGACACCGCGAATTCGAGCGTCATCGGCATTGCGGTGACCGATAGCGGCGCCACGTGCCTCTCGGTGCTCGACACGGTGCTGTCCTCGATCGGCGCATGGTACGGGTTCGACCGGCTCGGACAGTTCCGGATGCAGCGTTTCGAGGCCCCCGGAACACCCGTCGCGACATTGCGGCGGTTCGGTCTCGGCAGCGATGCGGCGCAAGGCGAATTCGACATTATCGCGTGCCGGTTCCTGCCCACCAACGATCCCGACAAAGGGCTGCCCACCTGGCAGGTGACCCTGACGTATGGAAAAAACTGGACCGTCCAGTCGGGCGATGCCGTCGCCGGCGCGGTGAGCGACACGCGCCGGGCATGGCTCTCGGCCGCGACGCGCTCGGTCGTGTCGAGCGACGACACGGTGAAGACGCCGTCACCGGGCGCGCTCAGCAAGACTATCGATACGCTGCTGCGCGACCAGACCGCGGCCCAGGCCGAGGCCGATCGCATCCTCGCGCTGTTCAAGGTGCGGCGGGATTTTGTCGAGATCGACACGCCGCTCACGCCCGCCGCGGTGGCGGCATTCGAGCTCGGGCAAACCGTTTCGGTCGTGCAAAACCGTTTCGGCTATGACGCCGGGCGGCCGATGGTCATCACCGGGATCGAGCCGAACTCGGCCGCGAATATCCTCACCCTGGCGTTGTGGGGCTGACATGGAGCGCAGGGCGATCCTCGGCTTCCCCAGCACCAGCGGCTTCTTCACCCTCTCCGGCGGCTCGTGGCAATCGGATTACCCGATCACCCAGCTTCAGATGCTGCCGCTCTCCTACGTCGCGCGCACGGTCGACCTGACCGCGGCGAATACGGTGATCGAGGCGACTTCGACCGAGATGCGGCGTGTCGGTCTGATCGCCCTGCCGCGCCATAATTTCAGCCTCAGCGCGCAGATACGGGTGCGGCTCTATTCCGACTCGGGAATGACGTCCGTCGTCTATGACAGCGGTCTCTACGACGTGTGGCCCGAAGTCTACCCCTGGGGCGTCCTCGAATGGGAAGACGACAACTGGTGGACCGGTAAATATCTCGACAGCGATATCGCGGGTGCGATCTGGCAATGGATATGGGTCGGCGCCCAGAATTATTTGGCGCAGGCGATCCGCATCGACATCGCCGACCCCGGCAATGCGGACAGCTATATCCAGGCCGGCTATCTCGAGATCGCCGCGCAATATGAGGTGACCTATAACTTCGATTTCGGCGCCAATTACGGCCATCGCTACCGCTCGGTCTCGACCGAAGCGCTCGGCGGTGCGAAATATTTCGACGCGCGGACAAAACCGCGGACGTTCAAGGGTAGCTTCACGCTGCCGCGCGACGAGGCGCTGACAAAGCATTTCGAGCTGCACCGGCAGTTCGACCTTTACCGGCCGATCATTTGGCTGCCGCATCCCGACGAGGAAGTCCACTGGATGCGCACCGCGATGCTCGCCCAGCTCACCGATCCGGGACTCTTTGCCTACCAATATATCGGTCTTGACCAGGTGCCGATCGCGCTGGAGGAAATCATCGGATGAGCACGGTCTCGATCAACGGCAACGACTACAGCGACGACGGCAGCACCGAAAGGACGATGCCGAACGGCGGTTTCCGCACCTGGCTGCTGCCGATGCTCTCGGACCTGATGACGGTGATCGGCAGTCTGCTGGTCGGCACATGGACCGTGGCGCAATCCTACCACACGCCGTCAACCGGCGACACGATCACCACCACATCCGGGCTGGCTGTATTGATCATCAAGCCGTCGGCGACGCTGGCGGCGCTCAACATCGTGCTGCCGCCGAGCCCCTCCGAAGGGCAGATGTTCGAATTGAACACCACGCAGGCGATCACGGCGATTTCCGTCACCGGCGCTGCGGGTGAAACGGTTTACGGCGGCAGCCAGCTTCTCGCCGCCAACGGCGGAATGTCCTGGCGCTACCGCGCCGCCGATACGAGCTGGTACCGCCGCTTCTAACAGAGGCTGTTCAGAGATGAAGAAACTGGGGCGCGGCCTCGTCGCCGCGATGCTGACGCTTGCGCTTCTGACGGGCGGCGGCGTCGCCGATACGACGGTCTCGGGGCCGATCACCTTCTCGACCGGCCTGACCGTCGGGAGTGATGGAAAGGTCTCCGCATCGCTATCGACCGCGACGGTGCAAACCTGGCCGGCAACCCAGAAGTTGGGTGATCAGACCCCTGCAATCTCGGGCTCGACCTTCACCCCGGACATGAGCGCGGGCCAGTACATCATTATCAACCTGGTGCACGCCTCGTGCCCCTGCACGATCGCGAACCCGACGAATATGCCCTCGTCGGGCCATCCCACAGGCGTGATCGTGGTCAAACAGTCGAGCAGCGGCAGCGATGCCGTCAGTTGGGGTAGCTACTGGCAAGGGCCTGGGGGGACGGTGCCCAGCACTTCCACAACCGCGAATGCCGTTGATGAATTTGGCTGGTCGGTCGACGACAGTACGGACGTCTCCATCAATACCTTCGGTCTCAACTTTCATCACTGAGAGGTACGCGATGCGTCGCTGCTTGCTTTGGTGCATCGGCCTGGCGCTGCTGACGGGCATCACCGCCCGCGCGGTGTCGGTTGCCGAAGTCGCGCTTGCGAGTCCGGTCGGGATGCCGCCGATGTCCGCCTGTCCGGTGCTGACAGTACTCACCTCCGGCACGACGTGGACGAACAATACCGGCTTCACCTCTTTCGTCGTCCAGGGGATCGGCGGCGGCGCGGGGGGCGTCAGCAGCGGCAGCACCACTTATGGTGCGGGCGGCGGGGGCGCCTATAGCAAGAGCACCGTCACGTTGAGCCTTGGCGGCACCGCTCACATGCAGATAGGCCAGGGCGGCAGCACCTCCAATTCCCACACCGCGAGCGATACCTGGTTCAATGTCGCCGGCAGCTCCGCGCCCACTTCGGCGAGCAACGGCATCGTCGCGAAAGCCGGCACGCTGGTGACGAGCAACTCCAACGCTCCAGGCGGAGCGGCCAGCTCTGGAATCGGCAGCGTGAAATATAGCGGCGGTAGCGGAGGACGCTGGGGCGGCGGCGGCGGCGGCGCGGCCGGTCCGCTCGGCAACGGCGGGGCTGGCGGCGAATATTTCGGGGGAACCTTTGGCGCTGGCGGCGGTGGCGGCAACGGCGGCGGCACTGACGGTTCTGACGAGGCTCATAACGCCGGTCACGGCGGCAGCGGCGGCAATAATGCCCTGGGCGCGGGCGGCGGCGCGGGGGGCGTCAGCGGTCCCGGATCACCAGGTACCCAGGGCGGCGGCGGCGGGGGCGGCGACGTAAATCAGAATGGAGGCGCCGGCAGCACGGGAATCGATTTTGGCCCTGGCGTCGGAGGGTCTGGCGGCGGCGGCGGCGGTGGCGGGACGACGTCACCCGCAACTCCCGGTGCCGGCGGCAATTACGGCGGCGGCGGCGGCGATTCCCAAGCTACGAGTACCGGTATCTATAGCGTCGCCAATGGCGGCAACGGCGTTATCTACATCACGCCGGTCGTCTCAGGATGCCTATCATGAAAAAAATTGCGTACCTGATCGTTGCGCTGGCCGCCACGGCACAAGCCCAAGCCGCACCTTGTCTCGACGGCAGCGCCACGGCGCCGACCGTCTATCTCGCCTCTGACGGCAGCGGGGGACTTAATGTCCTCTCCGGTCCCACGGTGACATTGCCGGACGGCAGCCGCACCCCCTACTCTAGCCTCCCGCTATGGCCGTCCGATCGTCTCGCCGCTGTGGGAATTTACGCGGTGACGACACCGACTGCGCCGGGCGGCCAGAGTCTCACCCAGGTCTGCTATGCGCTCGCGGACGGCGCCGTCACCGCGACGCCGACCTATGCGGATATTCCGGCACCGACAACGATTTCATCGGCGGCTTTTCAGGGCCGATTTACGGACGCCGAGCAGGCTGCGATCTGGAAGGCGGCGGCACAGGATGCGACGGGTGCGATCGGCGCCGGGCTGACCAAAGGGCTGACTGCTGGTACGGTCGATCTGACATCCTCCGTGGTCAAGACCTGGATGGATAGCCTCGTCACCGCGGGTGCGATCACCGCCGATCGCGAGACGGCGATCCTCACGCCCTGAGCCGCGGCATCGCGCCGAGCGTCTAGAACTGAGTGCTACGGATACCGCGAGCCGATGAAGGAAGTTCGGGCTTGACGTATGATTTGAGTGCTTCGGGAGAGAACGTGTCGTCGAGCTTCTTCTGCCCGTCGAACCAAACGCACCAGACCGTAGGGCGTCCCGTCATGGCGGCCGCGCCTACTTGAGAAACGGTCATCGCCGGCCCTCCTGACTTTAATTGAACGATGTCACCTGCTTTGAAGGGTATGTCGGTCATGTCCTTTGACCCCTTAAAACGCCGCGAGATCGATCCCGATCGGCTGAGATTGGTAGCATCAAGCGAGCAATTTCAAGACAACCGGGAGCCGCCGCTTCGTCTTGGCGATGTTGTCCAATTGAACAGTGGCGGCCCCCGTTGCCTAGTCGTCGACACGGACGAAGACAATATTGTCACGATCGCGTGGCAGGATTCCTCGGGGATACCGCAAGAGCACAAGCTGCCGCGCGCCTGCGTGCACCGAATCGACATCACGGCAACATAATGCTTCGCAGATGCGCTAGGTGAATCCCGCGTCGCGCGGGGCGCTCACCTCATTCTGATTTTCTCTTAAACACGAGGATCACGCATGGCGGTGACGTGGGCGCGCTCGGCGGAGCGCGACGATGACGGTGAGCGCCTGGCCGTGGTCGAGGCGGTGACGTCGCGGATCGAAAAGCGCCTGGAGCAGCTCGGGGACCGCACCCACGCTCAGGCGACGAACCTGACGATCGTCACCGGCCTCGTCGAGCGCATCGCCGAAGCCGTCGATCGGATCGAGACACGGGTCGGACGCGTCGAGGACAATCAGCATTCCAACCGCCAGGCCAACGCAGCCGAGCATGCGGCGGTCAAAGCCGAAATGCAGGGGGCGATGGCCGGTCTCGAAACACGGATCGACGTGCTCGAAACCGGCCACGCCGAGCGCGCCGGCGCCGACAAGGCGAAAGCCGGGTTCCTCCAGCGGATCGACGCTTACGCCGTCGCGCTGATCAGTCTCGGGGGTGCGATCTGCGCGGCAGTCATCAGCCTGGCGCCGGCGATCCTTCAATTTCTGCGGGGGAAGTAATGCAGGCATTCGACATCGCTATCGACGTAGGCGACGCACAGCCGCACATCGACTGGCCGGCGGTCGCCGCCGCGGGCATCCGGATCGTCATGATCAAATGCACCGAGGGCGCGACATTCGTCAGTCCCACCTTTGCGGCGCAATGGAAGGGCGCGCTCGACGCCCGCCTAAAGCCGATCCCGTACCATTTCCTGCGGCCCGGATCGGCCGATGCGCAGGTGCAGCGCTTTCGCAATGTTGCGGCGCTCGCCAAAAATCAGCCCTATGCGCTCGATTGGGAAGGCCGCGCCAGCCAGACCTGTACGCCCCAGGTCGCTGAGGCGATCGGCACGCAACTCGCGGTGATCACCGGCCGGCTGCCGCTCGGCTATTGGGGCATTCACGGCTCGACGCCGGCGCTGCCGACCGCGGCGATGCTGACATGGGACCGCTGGGTCCCGCGGTATCCGCAGCAGGGCGCGGAAACGGTCGCGATGTTGCGCGAGTCGGCGATGAACAAGCGGCCGCCCGAGGCGCTGTGGTGGCAGTACACCTGCTGGGGCCGGGTGCCGGGCATCAAGGGTCCCGTCGACCGCTCGGCGATCTTCGCCGAGAGTCTGGAGTCGGCGCTCGCCTGGTACGGAACCGGGAAGCTCGGTTGATGACCGCGCACACGATCGTGCTGCGCTTTGTCCGCGAGGCCGGGCTCGTCTCATGGGCGATCGACCGGCTCACCGGCGGCTTCCTCACGGTGGGGCCGCGCTGGTCGCATGTCGGGATCATGATCGGCGGCTGGGAATTGCGCGGCTTCGGCCTGGAGCCGGATCAGGAATACGAATTCGGCGCACGCAACTCCCCCGACCAGTCGATCACCGGGCGCCCCGGCGTCCAGTTCCGCGCCCAGGGTTATGCGCGCTTCGCCGACAACGCGCGCGTGCACATTCCGGTTTCGGCGGATGAGCATCAAGAATTCTGGCGGCTGGCGCGCAAGGTCAATGGTGCCGGTTACTCGCGCCGCACCATCGCCGGCTTCGTCATCGGCCGCAACATCCCCGAGGACCTGACGCCGGATCATCCCCGGCTGGCCTTCGACTGCTCGACCTTAGTGGCGTGGCTGCTATTGCATGCCGGTCTGATGCCGCAGGAATTCCATTACGAGCTCCGGCAGATCAGCCCCAACGCCCTCTACGACATCGCCCGCATGATCGCCTGGTACAGACGCGATCTCCTAAAGGCGGTGGCCTGATCGCTGGGCGCGCGCCGGCGTCCAGTTCGACTTTCACCTACAAGCCACAAGGAAATTCCCATGCCCGACGATACGCCCGCGGCGGTGACGCCGCTCGCGCCCGTTCCCGCGCCCGCGGGACTTTCGGCAAGCCCGGCCTCGATGACCGTGACGGCCGCCGCGACGATGACGGCCGCATCACTGGCGCCGGCGATCGGCTGGCTGCTCAGCGGATGCCCGCGGCCGGTGCCCGACGGCGTCTCCCTGACGGTCGCGGCGGTGCTGATCATCGCCGCGCACGGAATTCAAAAGCTCGTCGCGGCGCGGCAGGCGCGGCGTCTCACCCGATCCTGATGGAGGTTCCCATGCGTCTTGTGCGCTTTCTATTGCCGGTCGGGCTGCTCGCCCTCGGCGCCTGCACCGGCACAACCACGCCGACCCCGGCGCAGATCATCTCTGCCGGCCAGTCGGCCGCCGCGGTTGCAGGCGCGGTCATGACCGCCGCCCAAGCGGGCGCTTGCGCAACCCAGGCGCTCGCCAATGAGACGACGGCGATCGCCGTGATCGCCGGCAGCCATGACGTCGCCGTCAATGCGTCAAAGGCATCGCAGGCCGCTGGCATCTCGTGCACGTGGTCCGCGGCACCAGCGCAGCCCGCGTCATGATGCGCGCCCTCATCCTGTTGCTCGCCGGCCTCGTGCTCGCGAGCTGCGGTCCGTACCAGGAGCCCGGTTTTAGCGCCTATTGCCGGACGCACGCGGGGGTGGGGACTTGCCCATGAGCCCCGGCGCGCTCATGGGAGCGATTACCCTCGGAACGCTGGTCGCGGAGCTGGAAAAGGCTCATCCGGCGGCATTGGTCATGTACGATCGCTGGGGCCTTATCCCCGGTGAGTTGCGGTCGTATCGCGGCTACTATGAAGACTTGGCGCTCGGCGTCCGGCAGACCCATCCGGAAGTAACCGCTGGCGATTTGCTCGCCAAGTGCAGAGCGGCGCTGGCCTCGACGATCAAAGGCTACAAAGGCGGCTCCTATCGCGTCGACGCAGAAACCGGCGTCTGGGCCGCGGAATGGGGCCAGTGCAGCGGCGTCGCGATAACGGGCGTCGAGCTGTGGGGCGACGGCTCCGGTTATGTGCGGCTGCTGACTGAAAAAGTCGAGGATTGACGCATGACCCCGACCGCTCAGCAGCTCGCGCAACTCCGCGCCATCAACAATCGGGTCAATGCCATTCCCTATCAGGGGCTCGGCGTCGACCAGGCAGCCGACAATTGGATCGACGCGCCCGCCACTGGTGAAGTCTGGGAATGCAGGGATTACACGGTCGCCAAGGCGAAAGCCCTGCGCGAGGCCGGCTGGCCGGTGGCCGATATGTTCGTCGTGCTATGCTGGATCGAAGCGGAGCCGCCAGCGCCCGGGCGTGCGCCGGTGCGCCAGTACCATGCGGTCCTCGGCTGCCGCGCCGGCGGGGACATCTACATCCTCGATAACCGCACCCCGGACATCTACGACTGGCGCTCGCCGCCGTTCCCCTATCTTTGGGCGCACCAGCAGATCCCGGGGACGGTCGAGTTCCGCGACGCCAGCGGCGCGGCCGGGCTCGTCTGATGAGCATCCGCATCACGCGCGTGCTCAGTTTCGCCGAGTACGTGGAACTGGGCGAGGATGCTGTCAAGCGCGGCTTCTACCGCAACGACAAGCGTATTTTCACGCCGGGCATGGCCTGGTTTCAGCCGTTTTATTTCGACCCGTTTGGCGAGCTGAAAGCGTTCAAGCGTTCCGGCTTCCGAGAAACGCCAATGTGCGAGCGCGGTGATCCTTTCCTCTCCGTCCATTACTGGCGGGATTGGGCTGACAAGCGTGCGCCGATCTGCGTCGTCGGGCCGAATGGCGAGCAATGGGAGGTAGACCGGAAGTCGTCAAACGGCGATGGCTGGATCGTCACCGGCGAACTGCCGACCATCAGCTGTTCACCGTCGATCGTGCTCAACGGCTACCACGGTTATCTACGCAACGGCGAATTTACGGCCTCGTTATGAGCTTCGTCGATTTTCGAGAGCTTTCGCCGCCGCTTCAGGCCGAGGCGTACCTCATGCGTCCGAAATGGCCGCTTGACGAGCTGGAGCGCTTTGCCTTCTGGGTCAAACCGGATGGCCATCTTTCCCGACGAGCTGGGCATCATCAGCTCGCCAAGGCCGAAGGTAAGAAGATCGACGCGATGTTGCGTGCTGAGCCCGTACGCAGCAAGGGCGATCTCGCGCACTACAAGACAGCGCGGTTTTCTCTGGCACCGGAGCGCAGGTGATGGCCCAGCTTAGCCCAAAGCTGCGCAGCGTCGTTGCGAATGGCGCCGGCGACAATGGCATCGCTTTCTGGTGCCCCGGTTGCGATAGCGCCCACGTCGTCGCCGTCGAAGGGCCGCATGCCTGGTCCTGGGATGGCAAAATCGATGCCCCGACGCTTAGGCCGTCCGTGCTGGTCACATACAACGGCGAGGATGCCGGGAAAGAGCAAAGCACTGGGCATCGGGCGCCGCCGGCGCGATGCCATTCCTTCGTGCGCGCTGGCCAGATTGAATTCCTCGCCGACAGCACGCACGAGCTCAGCGGCCGCAAGGTGCCGCTGCCCGATTGGCCATGAGGCTCTTGACGCTTCTCGCCGGCCTCGCGCTTTCGGGCTGTGCCGGTCTGGTCGGCGCCGGCGCGGCGATCGGCACCATCGGCGGCAGCCTCGCCCTCGCCAATGAGGCCGTGAGCCTGACCAGCAACTCGCTATCCCTGGCGGCCAAGCTCGCCTGCGCCCTGCAAGCCGAGGCGAATGCGCATGGCGATAGCGCACTGGCCAAGACAGCCGGCCAATACTGCATCTGGGGGAATTGATGATCGGTGACTTGACGGCCGCGCATGTCGAAAAGGAGACGCTCTCGGTCGACGTCAACATCCCGGAACACGGCGCGCGGGTGACCACGGCGCTATTCACCCGCACCCGCAAGCTGCTCATCGAGCGCGAGGGTGGCCGCTGCTACATCTGCCAGCGGACCGCGGCCGAGGCTGGGCCGCTTGAGGCGCATCACCATCCGATCGAGCGGTGCCTTGCCGAAGAAATCGACTGGCGTCTGGTCGAGCTCGACTGCCGCACCGGCGTCGCCGCCTTCACCCCGGGTCAGCGGGAGGCGATGCAGGCGTTCGATTGGCCGAACTTCGATCCTGCCAGGTGGGAAACCTTCGTCGACGACATGCTCGTCAACGGAGTGCTGCTCTGCAAAGACCATCACACGGCGGCCGACGACGGCATCCATACCGTGCCAGGGCCTATCTGGCTTGCTCAGCGCTACGCCAAGGAAGGCGTGGAGTTCAATTCGCGCGAGGTGGTCCATCACGACCAATGAAAATAAAAAAGGCCGGATTCCTAGGGCCGGCCTTTTCACAAGAAGTGCGCCTTGGGAAAGCTTATGCAGCAGCCTTCCAACCTTCGGGGGTATCTTCAAACTCTTGGCGGTCTGTAATCTTTGCGTCTAAGGCAGAGATTTTCTTGATCAGTTCGGCTGCGTCTATATCGCCTAGACGCGAGGCGAGATAAAGCACGCGGACAAGCTTGTCGGCAGCTCCGTTGATATCAGTCTTCCCTTTTTCCCACCTGGCGATGGACTGAGCATCGCAACCCAGAAACACGGCTAGTTCGGCCTGGGTAAGGTCCAACAGCTTCCGTAGGAAACGGAACTCCTTGCTGCTGAGGAATGCCTTATTCCGGCATAGATGCTCAGCAATGGCGTGATGCAACCCCTCCGCATTCTCCACAGTGACCCCGCTTCCATAGGAAGTCTGATGGCGCTTATAGCCGTTCAGCAGAAAGACGTCGTCAAGCCCGCACTGAGTATAGTGGTAGGCTTCCGACGCCTTCTCCCTACCCCTGACGGCGTAGTGTTGCGTCATCGGTTCTCTCCTCATAGGTCTTCCCACTCGACCGTTTTGATAAAGAGCATCCCGTTGATCAGGATGATGGTTACCACTCCAGCCTCGCGATTTCCTTTTAATGTTTTGGTTACCTTGCACTTCCATTCTTTCCGCTCAGTTTGTGTTGGCTCCTCCATTACGTGACCTGTTCGAAGCAACCGGTAGACCTCAATATCCGAGATTTCCCGAAGCTCCATCCGCTCCCGAGCATGATCGCCGATGATTACCTTGCCGGTATCAGCGGCGATCTTCCGGATGATTTGCTGCGCCTTTTCCGGTCGCATCCGGAAAGGAGTTACGGTTCGGGAAGGGCGTCGCGCATCATCCATTGCCTATCAATATGATAGGTGATCCTATAGGGTCAACAGATAAAATAGACTGAAGTTCAGCCCTTCTTTGTCGCACCATCTGCTCGCGTCGCGCCAGCTTACCGCGACGACAGCACCTCGCGCCTGGCGCTGGCCACCGCGTGTCTAATTGCCGTCGGGAGCCGGCTCACCCGGCTCGCTAGCACCGCGGCGATAAAGGCCGGCTTCTCGAAAGAGGGGCCGGCCTTTTTTTACGGCCGTACCGGCCGGATCACGGTCGGCAGTGCATCGTAATCCTCGATCGCGACGGGGATTGGGGGCAGCCAGCGCAGCTCGCGGCGCTGCGGCGCCGCGTTCTCGCGCGGCGCGCGGGGACCGAGCAGGTAGGTATGCCAGTGCGCGCCTCGGATGTGCGGCCGGAGATTATAGACCGAGTGTCCATTGCCGCCTTCGCTCTCGCGCGCATAGGCGGTGCGCAATGCGGCGCCCAGCCGCACGCCAACCTCCCATTGGCGGGGACCATTGGCCGGAAATATTCGCATGCCGCGCCGTGTCTTTTGAGGCGTCGGGTTGGCTGGTCCGCCAGCGGCACCGGCAATCTCGACGCTCCGGCTGCACAGATAGAGGATGAGCGACAGCGCCGGCGGCAAGAATCGGGCCGCCGCCTCGCGGTAGGCTGGTGGAGGCGGCCGCTTGGCGTTGCCGCGGATGAGCGCGCTCTCCCATTCGCGTACGGTCTCGTCGAGCGCGTGTTCGAGCGTACCTACCAATGGAACATGCTGCACGGGGAAAGGCGGTCGTCTTCCAATGTCGATCCCGACGGAGAGGATCATTGTTGGCCGATCTCGGGTGATGTCGAGCCAGTACCACAGCCCATAGACGGGGATATCGGCACCATCGGCGGTCGGAACGATCATCCCTGGCGTTTCGATATAGACGCACCATTCCGGCAGATAGAGCAACACATCGGACGGGATATCGCCGGTTACCGGCGTCGCGATCAGCGCCTCGTAGAGCGTGGGGTCGATCCGATAAATCCCCTGTGTCATGCGCCAGGTCGCGAGGCATTGCGTCACACAGGCGGCGGGACTGAGTTCGGCCGGTCCGGAAGGCGGTCGCTGGCCGGACGCCGCGATCGCGGCCAAGGTCGCGCGCCCGGCATGTTCCAGCGGCAGGAAGATCGGTGCCGGCCAGCCCGCAATATCCTGGCGCCAGGAAGCACGTTCGCCCTCGACCGCATGCCAGATGCCGGGAATTGCACGGCCCCATTCCTCCAGCCGCAAACGGGGCGACGGGATGCTCAACGCCACGGGGTATCAATCATCTGGCGCCCGCGCTTCGCGCGTGAGCCGATCGAATTCTTCCGCCACTTGACCGAGGGCGCTCAGGCGCCGGTGAAGGATGGTTCGAAGATCTCGCCAGACCGGCGCATCTCTTGGCGGAAGATCATGGCCTCTGGACCAACGTTCTAACAGGGATGCCGAAACTCCTAACGCTGAGGCGATCTTATCAATCGTCCCTCCAATCAGGGCTGTCGCAGCCGCATTCATCCCGAGCGCCATTGTCGGATCGTTCTCATCGGTGATCACGATACGGTCCGGGTCGGCGAGATAGAGTACGCGCGCATTGTGCGCCACACGATGGCGCCAGATATCAATTGTGCCGTGGCGCATGCCTTCGTCGCTGCCGCATTCTGCCCACCGGGGCCAGTCGCCGAGGCGCCCCAACCACTCTTGGCCTGTCATCCGGGCGACTGGTGTAATACGCCAGACCTGACGGTTGTCGCCGCGCCCCGTCGCGCCGCTTTGCGGCCAGCGCGACTGCCATTCGTACAGCGCAAGCGCCGCCAGCGCGTTCAGGCCACGCGACGACAAGCGCGGTACTGGCTTCGAGCCAATGGCCCGACGTGCGGCAGGTGCATCTGAAGGATGCGACAGCTCGAGTCGTAGCGATACGCGCATTTCCAGGGTGGATTGGCCGCGGAGCGCCATGGCGATCGATGACGCCGTCGCGCCCGCCCACAATTCGGCGGTACGCGTCGATAAATCCGGTTGCTGCCCCAGCCCCAACAGTAAATCCCACGGGCTAGCTGCCAGCGCCGCATTGGCGCCCGACTCGGCCAGAACAATCATTCGTTCTGCGGCGGCCGTGGCCGCAACATCTATGTCTCCATGTAGCTGCAATTGCACTCGACCCTCGCCGCGGCGATCGGTGCTGACGTAAAGCCCGCAGAGGGCACCCCCAAGCGCCGCGAACGCATGCAGCGCGTCATCAGCGCGTAGCGGCCATGTCCGGTATTCGGCTAATGGGGAAATAGCGGCAGGCCGGCCACGGCGCCGCCGCAATTCGGGCTCAGGCGTGATCATCGCTATCGCTCAACACGCGGGAAGGGAGAACGCGATATCCTCGCCGCCAGCCTCGCTCCAGTTCGGCCAGTCGGCCCGGATAGGGAACGCGTAGCGGTCCTTGCCAAAATAGCATTGCCGGACAAGTGGTGCGCCGACGCACTGCAACCAGAGAATGAGCAGAACCCAGATAAGTAACCTCGGCAAGCATGATGTCCAGGGTCGTGCCATGCCGCTCAATGCCGGGGGCCGGGCGCCACAGATAGATCAGCGGCATGTCGTCATCGGGAATTACGGCTGGATAAAAGCGTGGCTGCGATCCCCGATTCCAGCCGATATCATTGACCGGTACATAGCTGGTGACGGCAGAGCGCAGAAAGGCTTGCGGTGCCGCGACGCGCGGCGTGGGCAGCCGCTCAAGCCATTCGAGCGCATGCTGCTCGCGCCGATATGTGCTGCGTGGGACATCGAGCCGGCGATTTCTCGCCGCAGTTATGGCCCTAAAGAGTCGATCAGGATGCGGTGGCCATTCGATTCGATCTGGACGATCCGTTCGCGCCAGAAAGGCGGCCCCAACAAGGAATTGGACCTCGATGACCAGGTCGGTCATGATTCTTCGTCCGAGACGTCGATCTCCCGTGATCTTCGTACCAGTTCGGTCAGCTTTTCCTGCGGACGCAGCCGTAAAGGCATGTCGCCCCAGGGCACACCCGCCTGCCGCGCTGCCGCAATTGCCTCTTCTGCAAGGCGCGTGGCCTCCGCAGCATCAAGCTCGACAGTCAATATCGAACCATCACGTCGCACGATTTCGAGCGGCGCATTGCCGTCCGGCACAAGATGACAGCGCGAGCGCAGCAAATAGTCATCGTCCTTCTGGCTTGCCAGCGCGAACAATCCCAACGCCGCGAGCATGACATGAGCAGCGAGCTCATCGTGCGTCGGCAGCCGGCAGCGGCGGAGAGCGGCGCAAGAGAGGGCCGTAATCCGGCGACAATGATCGGCCGATACACCGCCACCGACGAGCATCGGGGGAATGTTGCCGTGATTGATCTGTGCCGGCGTGGATTGGCCTCGCCGGCCGTCGCCGATGCGCCAATCGCCATCGTCATCAATTACGATCGGAACTCCCCTGCGGATTTGCAAAGGGTCCATGCGGCCGGTTGACCGCACGCCGTCATATTTGCCGTTGGCATCGACCGCTATGCCAACGGCGATGATCTCGGAAACGAGACACCGAGCGAATTTACCGCCGCGGCCGCCGCGGTGCCCGGTCGAATTCCATGTGCCAAACAGTAGAGCGGTTGGACTCGCCGCAAACAAAGCGCGCGAATCTCGCGGCGATGCCGCATCGAGCGATTGATAAAGCTCCGTACGGGGAAACGGGGTGCCGTCAAGCGTTTCGCTGTCGCGGAAAATCGCATCATACAGGCGATGAGGAGCATCGAGCGTCGTGACCTCGCCATGATCGACGAAATCGCTAAACTCGGAGAAATCGACGCTTATGTAGGCAATGCGGATGACGCCCTTGCGAATTGCCTTCAGCATGGCGGCCGACAGCAAGCGCGCCTGCCGCGGCACGCCGGCGAGTACTGCGCAAGGCACAATCTCGCCGTCGATGCGGCGATGCTCTATCGCATGCCGATGCCCGTCATAAACAGCCGGCATGATCTTCTCGCCAGCACCGCCAATCGGTTGCAACCGCTGGATTTGACGGATTGCCGCATCCTCGGCGACGATCCGCCTCAAATCCTCGATGTCCAAATTCTCTCTCCCAAGGTCCTAGGGCCACGTCGCCGGATGGCTGGTTGCGAGATGGAGTGCCTCGCTGTCCGGCAGGTCGCAGAGCGCCCAAAAGCGCTGCGCGGTCTCGACGATGGCGATGCGCGCCGGCTCCGGCAAAGCATGGACTTTCCGCGCCAACGCGGCTTGGTCGATACCCCAGTGCTCGCCGAGGCCGCGCGCATCGATGATCTCCGCCGCGATTCCGGCCCAAGCCGGAACCCGCGGCGCATCCTCGCCGGCGCGGAAGTCATCATGGCCGACGCCGTTGAGCGCGTCAAAGATCGCCAGCCATTCCTGGCGGCCGAAGACCGGCCGAACAGCCTCGATCATCGCTAGGTAGCGCTCGGCGACGGCATTGACCCGGCCGGTCGGGTATTCGTTGCCGGTTGCGGCGAGGACCGCCCGCAACGGCGGTCCGGCGACGAGGCGCAGGCGGTTATCGGGCATCGGCACCACCATCACAACGGCAATAGAAGCACATGCCGCCTTGGGCATTGAACAACTGCCGGCGTCGTCGTTTGCTAATCGCAGCCATGGCCTGAACTCACTGGTTACTGCCGCAGCGCGGCAATTACACAGACCCGCCGCGCGGCATCGCTGTCCGGCATCACGGCAAGGACGTCTTCGGCGGTGATCTCGTCGTTGGCGTCGAGGCCGCGACGGGCGCGGATCGTCTCGGCGGCTTTCTCGGTTCCGGCGCGGCAATTGCCGGCCTCGACACTGTCGTCCACGGTGACGACGACAGTGTTGAGATAGCGGAGCTCGGCGATGACCGCCGGCAGTTCCTCGCGCACCGCGGCCTCGGCCTGATCGCGGGTCTCGTAGCGCTCGCCGGCGAGGGTCGGCAGCCCGCGAACGAGCCACACCACGCCATCGCCTCCCGCCTCGTAATCATCCTCACGGTGGCCATCAGCGATGATCCGATGTACAGCGGGGCCGATGGCGATCTCCAGCGCCCGGGATATCTCGATCCAGTAGGGCCGCCGCACATCGCTCTCGTCGAGCTCGTCGAGCGACGGCTCCGGAATATCGACCCGGTCGTAGGCGGCCTGTAGCGCATCGCCGATGGCCTCGGCCGCTGCTTCGGCTGCATCGATGTCGCTGCCGGCCGGTAGATCGATGTCGCTGCCGAGATTATCGCCGCCCGCGATCTCGACCATGTACTCCTCATCATCGGTCTCGATTACCCGCGACCGCCGGAAGCCCCGATATGTGCCGTCTTCGTCCGACACAGCCCAGCCGCGCCGCGAGCCGCCCCAATTGGCGGCCAATCCCCAGCCGGCGCATTTCCAGACCGGCACGTCAAGCGACCACTCACCGAGGCGAATAGTCAGCTCGAAACTTGGCCACGCCGCGCCAGAATTGACGCAGTCGCCGTCGTCGTAATCGACCGCATCCGGCGCCTCGACAGTGGCGCGCCCATCGCCCAGCGCGGCAGCGAGGTCAAGTGCGCTCATGATAATGGTGGTTGTCATATCGCTTCTCTCCGCTAGGCCCCATCCGCGCGCGGCGCCGGGGCACATCCCGTGGCTGTCAGATTCGGTAACTCGGGTGAACCCCCGGTAATGACATCGCTGCCGGATTGGCGGCTGAGCGCCGGTTGAGTTCGTGGGTCTCTGGCCCCGTGGCGCGACGAATTTCGATCCCTGCCAGGAGATCGGTGACGGAGGGGTTGGTCACCCAGCACCAAATTGCTCCGCGCGGGGTCTGTTTCGCGCGTCGGGTGAAGCGAATACCGTGAATGGTGTAATCGGTCATTTTGTCCTCCGCTGCGCCCTCACCCGCTTTCGCGCCGGGGCATCGTCCGTTGACAAGAAAGATATTAGTACCAGCGTAGACAGATGCAAGAAAAAATGATCGTCATTGCATATTTTTATGGCCGTGAGACAAGCTCCCACAATGGAACCGATCACCCTCACCGGACCCGCCCTTCGGGCCTGGCGGACACTCGCCGGATTCACCACGCAACAGATGGCGGCTGATCATCTCGGCGTGCCGCTGCGCACCTATATCCGCTGGGAGCATGGCAATTTGATCCGCCATCCGCGGCTGCTGGCCCTCGCCATGGCCGCGATCCACGAGGGCGTGCCGCCGTGGCGAACGCCGCCCGATTTGTTGATTGATGACGCCCCCCGCCGAGGTCGCCCGCGCAAGGCGGTCGTGATCTGACTGGTTTTACTGCCGCCTCTGTGGTCGGCGAGGTACATCGGCGGCAACCATTGCAGGTTCTTGCCGGTTAGCTCCCCGAGCCATAATGGCCAGAACGGCAAGATGTTGATGAGTATGCAAGTCCCATCGTTGGGTTAATTGTCGCTGCCGATCAAATGATCGGGCGAGTTCTTTACCATCTACACAACCCTGGGCGGCCAGATGCCACACTATTATATGCTGCGCGAGTTCCGTCGGGCTGAATTTATTAGGGTTTCCTCCGGACATTTTCTTATTACTCCTGGCTTACATTAGCTTGCGAGATATACGCGTTTGGCTCAAGGTTCGGACATAGAAATGATCGTGAAAATTGCATAAAGAAATCGAGAAACGGCAGCAGGTGAGATCGGTCTGCCATCTCTCGAAGCTTGACCCAGCATCGGCACCAAAACCATTTCAGCCGAAACCGCCTCTGCCCGAAGCGCCGATGCGCTCGCGAGGCGGGAAACGGGTGAGGCGCTGAACCGATCTATCGATTTTCCCGATCACGGGCCTCCCGCTCTGCCCGCTCTTTCGGCGTCACGTATGGGTGATCGGCAATCGTGCTGACATCGCGGCATCCGCAATGCCGGCAGCGCAAACGGCGACGAAAGGAGCCGAACTCGAGATTGTCGCCATATCTCTCGGCATAGGCTGTGAGGTCGGCCACAGTGAGAATGGCACGGTACTGCGCCCCATGTTCGAGCCGGTAGGCGCAGGCGTAATTGTTGCACCATACGATGATCGACTCGCCCTGTCTGACGACGCCGCCAAGCGTCTGTCTTGGCCAGGGAAAGATGCGCGGGGGCACGGCTCTTGCCATGGATAGAGAACACTGCCTGATATCGGTGCGGGTGGTTTTGCAAACCACCCGGAAGTCATTGGTTTTATTGGTATGGATTTTTAGGGTGTCCGCAAAACAGATCAAGCGTGGCCAAATACTTAGCCCAAAACTCGCTACCCTACCGTTAGACGATCCCCCACCAAAAGCCTAGGATTTCTGCGGCTTTCCAAAGGTGGTTTTGCAATCCCAAAGATCGGTTTTGCAAATCAGCCATATCGAAGGCCGTATATAGCCATTCCGGCGTTCCGGGTCTACCCCTCGGCATCGACCAGCTTGAGACGGCTGCGACCGCCCGCAGCCACCTCCATCTGATCGCGAAAGCGCATGTAATGATCCACCATCGGCCGCGACATGCCGATATCATTCGCGATCTGGTCAGTGTCGTAGCCGCCGGCTATGCGCAGGAGAATGCCTGAGCCTCTGAGGCCGTGGATCGTCGGGCCGCGGGAATCCTCCGGGTCGATCTCCCATTCGTAGCGTGTCACGCATTCGGTGAGCCATTTGCGCCAGGCGTTGCAGATTTCCCGACCATTGTCAGACTTCAGCCAGCGACCCCAGCGAGACCGCAGGCTTTCCGGATTGTAATCCGTGCCGCGCGGCGAAAAGAGGTAGAGGTCGTCTCGGATGCGCTCGACAGGTGCCTTGAAGCGGTCATTGCGGAAAACGAGGGCGGTTCCCGGCCAACGGTCCAACTCCATGGCATCGACTGTGGCAAGCGGGATCAGGAACGCACGGCGGCGTTTCCGCGTCTTCTGCGGGCGGCACCAGAGGCCATTACGATCGCGATGCTGGGGGCCAAAACGCACGAGGTCACTCTCCCGCTGGCATGTCATTCGCCCGAGTCGGACCATGCGCGTTAGGTCTGGAGGTGCGGTGCCGAGAACCATATCAACCAGCCAGCCCGGCCAGGGAACATGGCCGCGGTCAGCCACGTCTAGCGGTTTTACCTTCTCGAATGGGTTGGCATCGACCAAGCCGAGTGGGATCGCCCAATCCCAGAGCGAGCGCCCGACCGCGAGCATCTGGTTTGCCATGACGGGCGTATCTTTTTGATCATCGCGCTCTGCCATCACGCCCATCGGCGTCAGCTGGCGCGCGTTCTTTAGTCCCCATCCGCCTGGAGCTGAAAAGCGATCAAGATGCACCCCATAGGTGGATTGGGTCTTGTCAGCGAGCTTCCCGAAATCCTTTGATGCCCGGTAGCGAACAATAAGATCGCCGACGCTGCCGCTCGGGTAGATCGTTGGCGCCTCATTGCGGCGACGCTCGACTTCACGCCAAAACGCTACTGGGTTGGTATCGGCATTAGGCAGGGGGATACGGTCCCCTGCCCTCGCCGTCCCGCGACCTGGATTCCAATAGTAATAGGTCCGGCCGCGTGCGGTGACCTTCTCGACACCTTTAGGCAGCGGCACGCTTCCGACCCTTCGGCGCCCCACGCCATCCCCCTGCTGTAGCCACGAATGAATCGGCGTCGCTCGGCGATCTTCCCGACAGCTTACGGTCTACGTCTTCCCAGCGCCAACGGGGTGTTGACATAGGGAAGCCGGGGGCGGGTTTAGGCAGCGTACCGTCGTCAACCCATTTGTCCCAGGTCTCTGGAGAGATGCGCAATTCGGCGGCGCCGGTCTCGCGATCAACGTATGCCGGCGTGCGGGACGGAAGATGGAGCGCGTCCTTTCGGGCGGTCATTAGCTATGCCACCACGGCCGCTATCATGAATTCGGTGCTGCCGCGATACTCGGCAAGCCGGCGCTCGACTCTATCGACAATCTTGGTTCCATGCCTGTCCGCAAGCGTCGGCATTGTCCAAATCCCGCGCAGTGCTGCGGACTTGGTCGCGCCAATGGTGATCGCGGCGTTTACGGCCGCAAGCGCTTGCGCCACAGTCCGCAGGTCGAACTGGCGCCATCCGGAGATGTCCTGCTCGGGGCAGTGAAAATACATCCCGGGGCGGCCACAAGTTGCCAATTGGGCGCGCGGCCATAGCCGGGGTTTGGGATCGGTCGTCAACACGCCGGTCATCGGCATTTCCGGCGCGGCGCGCGCGATCTCGCCGAGGATGTTACGCCATCTCGGCCGTCCATCGATCGCCTGAGCAATCGTCGGCCACCAACCCCTATCGCCGACGACGAGCATCGCCCGATGCGTGCGCTTCGGGTCACCGCACAGCCATGCACAGGCTCGGCAGACATGCGAGCCCCAGCGGGCATATTCGGCATAGCCGCTGAATGTAGGATTGTCGATGCCGACGACTCCACGGCGGGGCGCAAATGGCACGCCTTCCGTGATCGCCGCGCCGCAGATCGCGCAATGGCCCATGGCTGGCTCGAAGCGGTATTGCGATCCCGTCTTCCCCTCCGGCGCGCGCGCTCCGAATGCGTTCCAGATGAGTTCCGAAGCGGTCTCAGGCATATTGCGCGGCCTCGATGGGCATCAACGTGCGCGCTAGCAGATACGCATCGGGATAATGCAGTTTGAGCCACGCCAGCCGGCCGTGGGTTGCGCCGCTGCGGCCGATGAGACCGTTCCGCGCTGCTGGCCCGAGATGGTCGTAGATTGTCAGCCAGGGCAGCCGATGCGTCAGGATGTAGGCCCAGACGTCAGCTACGCGCCAATCAATGATCGGATTTAGCGCGCGAGTTCCATCGGCCAATACATATGACGGACCCCGCGTTGCCGCAAGAATGGCTCGTTGCGGCGACTCTTCGGATCGCATCCCCATGACGCGTTGGTCGAGGCCATGCGCCGCCGCCCAAGCATGAAGATCGGCGAACATTCCGGCGTGAGCGAGGCGGCGGTGCTCAGCGATTGTCCGAGCAGCGCTGACCTCGCGCCATTTATCCCACGGGAATAGAACCAATTGCCAGCCGAACGCCTCCGCGTAGGCTGTCCAGGCCAGTCTTTCTCCTTCCAGCCAATGCGTCGGGCAACCGGGGTCAACCATTAGCACGGGAATATCGGATCGGATGGCGTGGCAGAGATGGGCGATTACCGACGAGTCTTTCCCCGCGGAAAATGAGACGTAGCTGCGATCATCGAGCTCAGCGCGCAATAGCGCAATTGTGGTCCCGAGCCGCCGTTGGTATCCGGCGCTTTGGGCGTGAGCGATAAATCCGGCTCGGGTTAGTGCGTCCATGCCGCGGTCCTGACCGGCCCCTGCGATGCGGGATGCCAATATGGCGGCGTCCAACCCAGACGAGGCGCTAAACGAGTTGCTGCGACTGAAGCACCGATCTCCGCAAGATAGTCGAGCGGCACCGCCCTCCGGTCGAGGATCGTCTCGGGATCGACATCGGGTGCCGCGGCGATCTCCCATTTGATGACTCTGCCAAATCCGTGCGCGCTCTTGCGACCGATATAGTCGATCAGGTTCAGCAGGCGATTGACCTGCCCTGCATCGCCGATGCACCAACCCTCCACGCGGTCGGCAACGGTCACCGCAAGCGGCAGGCGGGCGTCTTTGTAGCGTCCGGCCGATGTGAGTACGGCCCGGCGGCCTGCCAGATCGGCGCGGTCGACTGGATATCGGGCATGGAGATATGCCACGCCCAGCTTTGCCTCATCCGCTGGCCGCAGTTCGGTGGCCAGCCATAGCGGGTCGCCGATCGGCGATACCCAGGCGAGGGACAGAGGGAGCGGAATGATATAGCGGTCCGCGGTCGGATTGATCACGGACGGGTAGAGCGAAAAGCAGGCAGCGCTCAGGATTCCATCGAGATGTAGTCCGCCGTCTACCGGCGCGATGTAACCGTTCGCGAGGTGCGCCACGACGCGGAGCGGCTCACATGTGAGGTTCTGCCACCGCTGCCATAGAGCGCGCCAGCACCGCCGTTTCGTCTCTCCGAACTCGAGCTCCCGGCATGCGGTTGGGAAGCGGTCGGTCGGCAAAGTCATGCCGCGCATAGCGTCTTCCCGGTCCCGAGTGAGCCGTCAAGGATCCCGGCGCGCAACGCATCCGCATTGTCCGTGAGATGCCGATCATAAGACTCAAGAGCAGGCGCGGCGCTGATCCATTCGGCCCGGCAGCGGCCCTTCCCTTGCCGGCCCTGACCGCCGATGAAGCCGTCCCATTCCGCGACGCCCCGGGCCAACGCGCCGACCGTCGGCTGCGGTGTCCAGGAATCGATCGTGAATTCGATAACGATGCGCGCGCCTGCGGCGAGCACCTGATAGGTGTACAGCATTTGATTGCCGCCGGCCTTCTCGCCGGTTCCACGGGTGCGGGTCTCTTGCCCGATCAGATCGTAGGCACTGATCGTCCGTGCAGTGTCGGCGAGCTCGGGAAAGAGTGTCTCGATCGGCGTGAGGTATTCCTGCGCCACTAGCCATGCGGACATCCGCAGCCGCGAGCGCGGGATAATGAACGTATCGACGGCGCCCCCAAGCAGATCGAGCGACGGATAGAGCCGTTTCAGCATGTGGCCGAGCACTGCTTCGTCTCCGGGCGTTCGGCCGTGCCCCATGTTGCCGCCTGAGTAGAGGAGCGCCAACACGGCGCGCGAGAGAGAGCCGGGATCGACTCCCAGGGTCGTCAGCAGGTGATCGGCGAGCGGGCGCCGCAGCATTGCAGTGCGTAAGGCGTTCTCGCTTATATGTGGCGCATAGACCAACCGACCGTTTGCCGTCGTCGGTTGCGTCATGAACAGGCGGATGTTGGTCGGATTGTCGATCCCGGTGCGGGTGTCGCCGTGCGCGATTGGCGTCAACGCTTCCAGCAGCAATCGGTATCGCGTCATTGATCATCTCCAAAGAGGCCGAATTGTGGGGTCTCCTCCGCGGCCTCCGCCGTCTCGGATGCGGCGGCGCTCGGCGAGGCATCGGCAGGAAGGTCGAACACGTCCAGCGGATCGGCCAGAACGGGCCATTCGGCGCGCGATTCCTCCGGCGCATTCGGCTGAGCCCGTCCATGCCGGAGCAGGTACCGCGCGATCATCACTTTGCTTTCCGCGAGAGGATCGATATGCCCGCGGCATCGCGGCTATGCCGCTGCTTTGCTGATCGGCGCGGTTTCGAGCAGCTCGATCAGCTTATCGGCGTGACGCTGGTAAGCCGCACGTCG